AATGTTAATACTTTAAACAATAATAACTTCGGGGTTATCTGGGTATTTAAGTATGTATCCTCTACTAGTAATATTTTACACTTATTGTTAGGTACAGAAAGTTACTCTAAGGAGTCATACGCTTTAACTTCTGAAATCCCTACAGATATACCAGCATTTTTACCTTCTAATACTATTCTAATTGGTAGGATAATAGTACGAAAAAATGAAAACATTGCTACAGATATTAGTAGCGCATTTACAGCTATTTTCTCTAGTGCAGGAGTTTCAGATCATGAAAACCTTTCCAATATATTGGGAGGGGGGGTAGAGGGGCACTATCATTTAACCGGAGATGAGTTAACTGAACTCACTTATGTGACTGAATTAAATACAGCTAATGGGTTCAACCTTCAAAATCCAGATTCAATTGGGGAAGTTACTTGGGATAATACTTCTATGGCATTTACTATTGCTCCAAAAACTGGGCAGACTAGTTTTGAATATTGGATAGACGGAATTAAATATTCTAGTACAACTAGTATTTCTAGTTCCGCTATCCCAGACGATGAAACAAGTACTTATTATACTTATTTAGATGAATTAGGTAACCTTAACTACATTAAGCAAAGTAGTATTACCCAAGATTTATTTTATAGATACGCTTTAGTATCTTTTGTTTATTATAACCATGTAACTGATATTGGTAACCCTTTTAAAGAGCAACACGGGTATCAAATGTCCTCAGCCTCCCATGAAATGGAGCACTTAACTATCGGGGCTCGGTACAGTAGGGGTATGAATCCTACAGGGTTGGTTCATGGAGTAGATACCTTTACAGGTATAACCTCTGGACAGTTTTTCGATGAAGATATACCACATAACTTAGTTACTGAAACAACAATGCCTTTTATGTATCGTAATGGGATAGATGGTGGCTGGGTTTGGACAACTCCAGATAATAAAGTAGGGTACAAAAATGGAACTAGCAATGTTTGTTGGAATGAGAATACTGGATCAGGGTGGCAGTTAACTGAATCAGGTAGTAACACAGATTATATGATTTACTTTTTAGTTGCTTTTCCATCTCTTACAGATAATTCGTATAATAAAATTGTGGGACAGGCGGGGTACTCTCGTGCAGGTCTTGCTAGAGATGCTATAGAAACAGAAAAAGCTTCTTTAATCCTTCAAGGGCTCCCTACTCCTGAGACTTGTTTTATAGGTGCAATGATAGTAAAGCGCAGTGGTACTTTAGTAAAACTCTCAGATGGTTCTACATTTTTTGACTTAAGAGGCACATCTTCGAGAGGAAGCGGAGCTGCAAGCGTAGCTTCTAACTTAGCTGCTGATATTATTGTAGATACTACCAATTTTAGTAAAAATTTATCTTCAACAGATAATACACTGCAACAGGCTCTAGAAACTTTAGACCAATTAACATTATAGGGTTAAAGATGAAACCAGATATATTTTGTGAAGACGTTATAGGTATGTGGGATGGATTATTATATACCCGTACGGTTAAAGGCAAACCTGACCGTAGACAATTAACCAAGCCCCTCCCATGCGGGAATGCGTTAATTCCAGTAGGTTTCATTTGGAATGGGGCTAGTAGTGGGCTACTTCGTGGTATATTCCCTAAGTGGCGCAACCCTATAGCTTCTTGTAGGCACGACTATCGTTGTACCTATGCAACATGCGAAGCGGAGAGAGCTTTTGCTGATAAAATGTTTAAGCAAGACGTTGCAAGAACAAGCTGGTGGATTACTGCTTTGGTAGGCTATATAGGCGTTCGTATTGGAGCAATGCTAGGTATGGGGGTAAATTATTGAAATCGTTTAACTATAAGAAAACTTGGCGAATTGATTGGGATGTGTGGATCCTTAAGTGGTTCAAGAAATGGAGGAAATAATTATGTGGGGTAAAATCAAAGGATTTTTTACAGTAATATTTGCATATGCTAAACCAATAGCTAAAGGTGCTTTTAACGCTGTAGAACCAATTGTTATTGCAGCAGCTAAAGAGGAAGTAGCTAAACTTTCTTACTCAAAATTAAACTCTAGTGATAAGCGAGATGAAGCATTTAAAACTATTAAAGCTAGGGTAGAAAACGAAACAGGGCGACAGGTAAAAGCTTCTTTAGTTAATTACGCTATTGAGTTAGCAATTAAAGGATTAAATAATGTATAAATATGGTAAAACTTCAACAAGTAGGCTAGAAACATGTTGTACTAAGTTGCAGCGGTTGGGTAGAGAGTTAATTAAATATAGGGATGTGTCTATTCTTTGTGGTTATAGAAATGAAGAAGACCAGAATATTGCATTTTATAAAGGTAAGTCTAAGGTTAAATACCCGGACAGTGCCCACAATATGTCTCCTAGCAGAGCTTTTGATATCGCACCTTACCATTCAGATAAGCCACATATTCATTATGAGGATAGAGATGAGTTTCTAGAGTTTGCAGGATTTGTTAGAGGTATTGCAGCTTCTTTAGGGATTGATGTAACTTGGGGGGGAGATTGGGATTCTGATCTAGATGTTAACGATCAGACATTTAACGATTGGGTTCATTGGCAAATCAAATAGGTTTAGTACTAGGAAAGGAGACTACCTGTGATTTCTAACTGTTTAATTTTAGCGGTTAAGAAATGGCGTAAAGAGGGAGGGTACTTGTGTATTAGGTTATCTAGACATAAGCACTGGTTTCCTATCAAAATACATGTTTTATGGCACCCTGAAAAGCCTAATGATTGCTTTGAGCACTTTACTCCAAAGAAATCTCTGGGTAAACTTCCACCACCCGTTTTTAAGGGTGAGTGGAAAAAGGGGGATTAACGCAACAACTGTAACACAATAGGAGCATTAAATCATGGCAATACAAGATGATTTTTCCGTAAACTACGAGACAAAAACAATCGATCATATAAGCGGAACAACCAAATGGTCGGTATTTGAAAAAGATGGCGATAGCACCGATAATCTTTACTGGTTCCTAATGGATTTATTTGATGATGCTGAGCAGATGGACGACGATTTCCCTATCAAGAAAAACTCTCCAATCGACTTTGCGGTTATCAATGACTGGACGATTACCGATACTGCCCTAAGTTTTCTAAAGGGTGCGGCAATTACAATGCAAGATGGCACAGTTTGGAGCAGTATTTATTCTATCGGCTCAGACGATGTTATCTCTAATATCACTCTATACGTTGTTCAAAATGGCGCTGTAGTTTATACCGCACCAACAGCTGGGCATATTGACATACTGCTCAAAACCAATGACGCTGGAACGCTCATTGATGGTGGTGAAGTTACGGTAATGGCTCACGAGTGGGGCTATGAGTACAGTCACTTTGTCATGGATATGTCAGAGGGTGGACGGCAACCGGCAGCTATTGCAACCAAACCGGATGCTAACAATACTACTGCTGAAGCTACGGTTGGCGCGTATAATATTGATATTGCTTTCGGTGCAACCACTGAAGATGTTGATGATTCTGGAGTTGTTGAAAACTACACCATCGAAGTAGGACTAAATTCAGCGCACAGCATGGCTGAGGCTTACGAGTATCTAAAGTATGTATGCCGCCGTGGTGAAACAGCGTTGCTTAACGGCGCACAAGGACAACTCTATTTGTCTGGTGCTGCTGGATATGCAGTGGTTGCTGTTGCCCCGTTTGGTACGTTTGCCGGTGGTAAATTCTTTGGCGCGCAAGGCGTATTTTTTACGCTTGCCGAACGACAATCAACTGATGCCAACTTATATGAGCTGATTGATGCTGATGGTAATACAGGTATCAAAGAACCAATTTCTGCACCGATTACCGTCAGCGGATTGGCTGCTGAGTATAAATTGTTAGTTGCCCCTGAATCAGGTGGCTCGATAAATAAAGCACAGTACACAACTACAGCGTCGGGCAATGATGCAAGCGCTACAACGGTAACGATTACCACAGCACCTTGGGCTGATACGCCTGCTACTGGTTACATCCGTGTCAATGGTTTGCGGTATAAATACTCAAGCGTTGCCGGCTCTGTATTTACGTTAGACGCAACAGCGCATCCGACTGGGCTGTCCGAAGCAGCAAACTCTGTGAATGCTTATGTGCCGTGGCTAGACCTTGATCCTGTTGGTGCAGTATCCGCTTCTGTTGGTGTTAAGTATTCCGCTGATAGAGACTTGATCTGCATTACTCGTCTCAAGGGTATTCTGGCACCAAATATTACTGGTACGCTTACATCTGCTGGCTTTGCGACCACTGCGATCATTAATATTGATCCGATTGTTTAGGAGGGGGTAGATGACGATCTATGAACGCCATGCTGTTTGCTCCGATACCACATGGGATGCTTTAACGCCTACCGAACGGGCGGAATACGATTACCATCATTCGTCTTGGGCTGATTATTTAGCAGCAACGAAAACTGATTTAGTTGCTATAAATTTAGGCTGCCGTGAGGTTATTATTTGGGATGAATTTGGTGAGCTACCTTATTTTGCACCTGCCGCAGGGCAGATAGGTACAAACGACGTAAACAACTACACAATGTTTAGGGCGCACAGCTCAGCTAGAAATAATGGATCAGTAACAGATGGTTTAAAGATGGCAGGGATGAGGCATAATTATCAAATGGATTATGCCCTATTTGATGGATTTATCTTTGATGAAAGAACAGATGGAACAGAAGGAAATAATTACTATTTTTCATTGTCAGAAAAACATGTAAATTTTGAAAACTGTATTTTTGCAAATATCTATTATGGATTATATAACCTTCGCCAACATGGTTATTACAAAAATTGCCTGTTTTATAATTTTAACATTTACATGAGAAATGACACGGGGGCTGTTCTGTATAATTGTGGATTTTATACAGTTTTCTCTTCAAGTTATTCGTATATTGCAAGTAGTGGTTGTTTTTATAACTGCTGGGCTTACGCGGAAAACAGAGGATCTGGTCTTGTTTTTAAAGATACCTGCACTGGCGACAATAACTATGCAACCGATGGTTCGGGCCCTATTGCTCCTAGAACACTATCAACATTCGGGTTTGCTGACCCTGTAAATGGTGATTTTTCCATTACGAGTGCGTCACCTCTTTTCGATTCTGGCAAAACTCAAGGGGAAGAGCTGGGAACTGACATTGCAGGTAACCCTAGAGAGCAGGGTGCAAACGTAGATATAGGGATGTTTGAGGTGCCAGTGCTTACAAGAATAACACTAGATGGTGTGATTGTTGGGAGTGTTTGCGGTATTATTAATGCTGACACTGGGGACGATATTGTTCCTCCGTTTACTGCAAATACACCAGTTGAGTCTGTTGAATTTTCTCTCCCAGCAACAACCAACATTTCTATCCGGGTTCGTAAAGGTTCAACCGGCACTCGGTATAAACCATGGCGAACTGACTTTGCTTTAACTTCTGTCGGAGCCACAATATACGTTTCCCAAACGGAGATTCCCCTTGGATAGTCAAGCGGGAAGCCAATACTGGGGGACAGGCCCTGACCTATCCACTATCCGCAAAACGATGGATAGTCAAATGGCAGGGCAGATGTTTGAGGCATTGAGTCGTAGGATGCACGGGATGTCGTTTGGCTACGACAAGCTAGAGTTTCGCAGCTTATTTCATAATGTTATCTTGCTGGACAAGGCAACAGGTAAATACTTTGAAATTGAAGCACTCGAGCATTTACTAAGTGGAGGTGGGCGTGGCTATTAGATATAACGTGGGATCGTTGGGGTTCGATTGGGATAACAACCTAATCGAAGTCCAAAGCCCACAAAATACATTAAGCATACAAGACTTAATCAACGCAATCCGGGAAGCAGAAGCCAGCGAAATTGGTATGAATTACGACATAATTGCTACTGCAAGCGGTAAAGAGATGCTCGATAGTGGAGTATATGTCGGGATTACGGTCAATCTGGTTAACTGGCAGATTAAGTTTTGGTCAGGAAATTACATTGCCAAGATAGCTGGTGGTAATCTCGTGGGGGGTTTAGGTGGTGATCCTGTCGCTTATAGTGCAGGTGTACAAGTGTTGTTAGTGCAATCTGCGGCTAGTACGGTGGTTGTTACGAGTGATGGGCTTAATGCGGAGCAAGCAGCCTTACTATCAACAGCAGCAACGGAAAGCACCAAAGCACGACAGATGCAAACAAACAGTGCTGAGGTTGCTGAGGATGGCTCACAATCAATTATTTATGACGATGACGGAGTTACTCCGCTAGTTACGTTTGATCATCCGACTAATAAGAAACGGGTTAAGATATGATCTATCCTGATTGGTTACAGATAGATAATGGCACTTCTGAAGCTCTATACGTAGAAAGTATAGAGCTTCAGATTCAACAAGATTTCATTGAGATAGATATAGTTTCTCCAGAACTGCTACTAAAAATACAGCAGCCTGAATTAATTATAGATTTTATTAATCAAAGTATAGAGCTGGAGGTTATATAATGGCAGGAATATCAAGATATAGAGGGGATACAGCTTCCCTAGGGGTGAAGATTATGCAGGATGGAGTTCCGTATGATTTATCAGGCTGTTCTTTAATTATGACTATTTCTACCGAGCAAAACCCTGATGAAAATACTCCAATCATCCAACAGACTTCAGCAACTATTACAGACGCTGTTAGCGGGCAAGCTTCTTTTGATTTTACTTTAGGAGATTTTGACTTTGTAGGCAGCTATTATTATGATGTCCAACTAACAGACTCTAATGGTAAGACTAAAACAGTAACTAAATCAACTATTAGAATGGCTCAAGATATCACTAAATAAAAAATGGTAGGTTTAGTACTTTGTAAAATTGATAGGTTTAGTACTTTGTAAAAATGGTAGGTTTAGTACTTTGTAAAAATGGTAGGTTTAGTACTTATACATAAAAAGCCCTTAACTGTTAATTCCAGTTAAGGGCTTTTCTTTTACAAATTAAAGATCAGGCCATTCTAGCATAAACATCACCTCCTTACCAAGTCAAATCGCATACTCCTCCGGAGCATGCTTGAGCCCCTAGTGTGTTAATATCCACGTATTCTTTAGGAGCTAGGTTGTCTAAGATTTCACTACTGTTAGAACAAGACTTTTGTATCTTCCACCACTTATGAAGTAGATAGACATCCTTCAAGCAAGCTGCGCAATCTTCTTCACTGCGGAAACTCTTTGCGAACTTCTTAAACCTTCTAACAAAATCCCTCTTTAAAATATTAGCATTAGTTCCTTCAGAAAAATCAGTTTCAGTCAAAGCCGCTGTACAGGCAGACCAAAGATTATCACTAAAAGCGTTTAATCCTGCTTCCACTAAGCCAGAAGTAAACATAGATTCTTGTCCATACTTGTTAACTATCTCTTCTAGCGTTAATACTTCAGTAAACGGAGACTGAGGAAGTGCTTTATCCCCGAAGTCTGATAAGAAAGATACCCCACACAAGTATTCTTTATTATCATATACGTAATCTATTACTTCACCCCAGTCATCCACTGTAATAGTATTAGAAACGTTATGACGTAAATAAGGTTTACTGCATAATTCTACGTTAGTGCCATACTCAACCCAATATTGCTGAGCTAGTTTTACATATTCTAGCTGCTTAACCCCTAATAGTTCAGATTTAAAGATACTAGAACTAGGACTAATAACAGGAAAAGACACGCAGTAGTCAGTATTTCCACTAGACCATACCGAGTCTTCCACCATATTTGGATTAGATTGTTTAAATGCTCGCCCGATTTCAGTCTCTTTGTTGAATTGTACATTTCTAAGGTACCTTTTAGAATGCTCCCCATGTATCCCGCTAGTTGTTGAAAGCGTGATTGATGATGTGCCTGCTGGTTTTACAGTGCAACATCTGGCAGCTGGGTTAATATCAATCAATTCTGCTATAACTCTATTAGTCGCTTTTACAATTTCAGCTCCTTCAATCATGGTTTCTTTAGCGAATAAAATATCTGGGTTGTTCATCCAGCCTGTAATACCTACTCCTATTAGAGCTTCTTTTTCCACAATCTTTTGCGATATTTCATTTAAGAATTTAAAGTCCGTATATCCTGCTTGAAGTGTGCCAAGAATTGCAGCAGCTTGGCATTGTTCAAAAAAGAATTCTTTGGTTGTTGATTGTCCACCATTGATTTCTGAAAGGTTACACTGCTTTGTTAAAACATTGTTAAATAACCCTTGATGTAGTTCTTTTTCTTCAAAGCAATAAGTATCATGTAACTCTTCTAGTTTATTAATTGATACTACCACTTGATTTTTACCTTTGTACTTTGGCTCATTTGGGTTGTTACACAGTACCCTTTGACAAGGTATATCAATCGTTTTAGTTATTTGTAAATACCATACATCCCTATTTCTAGTACAACCAATAGATTTTACATATTCACCTGCTTTTGCCATTAAATTAACCGAGCTAAATATACCTACTTTTCGTAGTAGTAATTGTCCATCTCTAATATCACTCTCTTTACCATATACACGTACACCTTTAGATGCTACACAACCATCTGCATCAATCCACCCTGCCATAAACTTCAAGATAGAATCTGTGTCTAAAGAGAATAAAATATTGGGCAATCCTCCATCTGCTTTTAGCTCTTTACATAGCTCGTAGTCTAGCCCTAAAAATTTATGATCTGTATACTCTGTATCTAATCTATTCGTACTTGTTTGTAATAGCTTTACATTATTAAAGTTTATTTTTTCTTTACCCGTACCTTTATGTACAGAAGCAAAAACTGTTCCTTTATGTACTGAACCATCCCCTAGTACAAATCCATACTCATATGCCCCCTCTAACTCCCCTGTAGATTCATTGGTAAGTACAGGTCTAGGAGTAGACATAGGGTATTTCGTTTCTGTTAACACATCAATTAGTTCTAATGTAGTTACTTCTTTATATTGTTTTTGAAACCTATGTTTTACTAACCATTTATGGTTCTCCGTACAATCTAAATAACTACCGTCTGAAAGTAAAACACGATACAGTTCTCTATTACTCCCAGTCTTAACAGGTTGTACTGAGGAGAACTTTTCTCCATTCCAAATTTCTATACTAGAGCCTAATTCAGCAGCCTGTTTTATTTGTACTAAACCGTCTTTAGTTAAGAGTTTAGTATCTGCTGATACACATGCTTGAAACCCTGTATCTTTAGGAGAATCGCCTAACCTTGGATATAACGCTATTTCACAACACATTATGTTACGGAGTATTCGTTTCCAATACTCCTCTATATGTTTCCATATAGTTCAGACTATATCATCATTCTTCAATTAAGAAGAAGCCATGCGCTTCGAGTTCACTAGAACCCTACTCTACTAAGTTCAGCTAAAGCTGCTTTTCGATAGTCGTTGCACCTGAATTACCTTGCTACATTAAGTTATCTGTGTAAGTCTATATGCTCTTGTCTCTCCCCATAAACACCTCCTTAAAGATGATATGTAACAAGGTAAAACTTGGCTCAGGATTGTCTTCAACGTTACTTGCTAAGATGTTCCCTGAATTCACATGGTTTTATAACCCCCATTGTTGTCGTTAAGGGTTAAACAGCACGTCTATATCATCTGAAAAGACAAATCCAGGCTCTCCAAATTCTTTAATAGATGTTATAATACTCTGCAGTTCTGTGTAAGATACTTTACTGCGCTCCAAAACAACGGAGTTGTTGGAGCGCCCTCTTTGCGGATTGTCATTAAACCAATCTCCTGTTTTAGCTGTCATCATCTCTTTATCTTCTAAACTAAAAAGGCAAATAGTAGCAGCCCGCCGCACACCACCGGAGATTACTGCATCCGCTGCGTGCATTACAATGTCATATATATCAATGGGACGTAACGTATTATAGCCCTTACGCATACGTAACTTTATTAACTGTTCAATTCTGTCTAGGGCGGCGCGAAGTGGTTCTGCCCCTGGTGCTTTAAATCCACCTGAAATTAATGAGCCCTTTGGGCGAATGTTTTCTAGATCAAAATAAATCTTATGCCGCTCATACTCTTGATGAACCCCCCCGCCTTCAAAGAAACTTGATAACAGTACGTCTAGAGCCATTGCCCAACCTTCAATTGAATCAGGCACTACAAAGGTTTTAGGGTCTTTATCTCTGCGTTGAATTTTAGGCATTGTAGCTACGTGTGAAGTCTGAACCGAGAATCCAACCCCACAACCACATAGCATTAGATAGAAACATTCGCCAAAGAAATCTGGTTTATCTGCGTAAGATGCTGTACAGTTATAAAGTTTAGCATTATGAGAAAGAATCTGGTCTCCACCAAACTGTAGTGCTCTCTGTGCTCCTAGTATGCTCTTTTGCTTGTACATACGCTCAGCAAAATCAATATAAGCGTCTAACTCTTCTGTACGGTAGCTAGCGTACTTAGTACGATGCATGTTCATTACCCTAGTAACTGCTTCATCCCAAGACTCGTACTTACCGCTAGTCTCATCACATCTAGAGTAGGCTTCTAAAAACTTAGCATCCCCCATTAGCTTTCTAAAGTTCTTTTCCAATATATTTTACCTTTCTAAAATAAGTATTTGTTTAACCCTGCTAACTATTTCATTATAGTCTAGCAGGGTTCCTTAGGTTACCTAAAACTTCTTTAATACCCTGTTGAGTTAAATCCTTTAGCACCCCTTTTAGTCTCTTCTAAATTCTTTACTTTATGAGTCTCTTGACGAAAAATAGGAGTAACTATCATTTGTGCTATTTTATCCCCCTTAGTTACTTTATAAGGTTCTATACCATTATTTACTAAACAAACCCCTACTTCTCCTGTATACCCTGAGTCTATAATACCTCCAGCTATATCTAATCTATGTTTAATGGATAGTCCACTTCTAGCACAAATGATACCTACCCAACATTCTGGGATAGCTACTTTTAGTCCAGTCTTAATTAATTCTCTAGAATTTGCTAGTACAAGTTTATCCTCCGCAGCTAAGATATCATAACCTGCATCAGTTTCATGCGCTTTTTTGAATTGATTAGGAATATCAGTTACGTATTTCATTTGTTATCCTTTCAAGATTAAATCAGCTATTCGCTTTTCAATTATATCAGTTGGTGAAACACAATAAATCATGTGAACACTTTCCAACTCTGACAATTCTTTTTCTAGTATATCTATTTCTTTGTAGATACGCTCCCTTCTTTCTTTAAGTTCTTGTTCTTCTTCTTTAAGCACCCTATGTAAAGTTTTTAGTACCTTAATATCATGAGTGCCTGCTATAGTTTCTTCTAGTATTGATCTATCTAATTTTAGTAACATTATAATTTACTCCTTATGTCAGCTAAGTTTTCTTCTCCGATTGCTTCTTCACAATAAGTTAATAAGTCCATTAACTCTACATTCAACAATAGGTTATCTTTGAACTCATTTAAATTTTGAATGTACTTATATTTACCAGGTAAAGGTAAGTTATTGTAGATTTCAAATACATCACCATACTGTTTAATCAATTCTAAAGCGCGCTTCGGTCCTACCCCTGGGCAGCCTGCTATATTGTCACCTGAATCGCCCTGTAGACATTTCAGTGTTAAATAATGCTCGGGGCTGACATCATAAGGCCACTTAGTCTCTTCTGTTTCTTCAGTCTCTATTACCTTCTCATCATAACCAAAGCAAGCAGGGAATAGAACTTCTTTCCTAGTAACAAAGGAGAACCTAGATACATTTTCTTGTACTAATAAGTCCCAGTCACGGTCAGAAGAGATTAACCATATATTATTAAAGCCAAACTCTTTCTTGTATTTTACAAGGTACGCAGCTAGATCATCCGCCTCTACCCCTTTATACTTAAGAGTAGTAATTCCTATAGATTCCCCCTCTTCTAAGCAGTTATTATATTCATCTATAAAAGCATAGAAAGCCGCTTTTTCATCTTCAGTTTGATTTTCTTTTTTCCGGTTCATCTTATACTCAGGTAGTAAATCACGCCTATACGTTGAAGCTCCATAGTCTCCTGTTAGTATAATTCTACCACATTTGTAGCTTCTTGCTAGAGACTTAATTGTTTCTATAAACTCTCCAACAAATTCAGTTTGCTTCCGATGAAGAAATCTGAAGCAAAGGTTCAGGCTGTCCACTACTAACACATTACTTGTATCTAAAGCAGTCATTCTTTTAAATGATTTAGCCATTTTGTTCCTCCGTAGGCTTAACCCATACTTGGTCTTTGCTTTCTTTCTCTAACCAATCCTCAAATAAGCCTACGTAACAATCTAACCACTTAACATACATATACTTATTCATATTTTTAGGCTTTATCTCTACTGCACAGTACCATTTACTACGACTATGTTTAAATACTAAAATAGGTTGTTGATTTCTAGTATCAGCATCCTCCTTTACTTTAATCCAAAATTTAAGAAAGTTACTACTTTTATTAGTAAATAACTTGCAGTCAAATATAGGTTCCTGATAGTTTTTTACCTCTACTGCAAAATTGTTTTCACAGTGGGGGATATAAACGTCCGTCTTGAGATAGCTTAAAGCACCACTGGAAGGCGTGCGCTCCCATTGTAACCCCGTATACTTGCGCAGCATGTCCCGCACCTGATACTCACCACGCATCCCTTTCGCTCTACTATCAACTGCCATCTGTATACCCTTTCTGAAACCTAGTTAAAGCATCCTTGCTCACTTTAACCACTCTCCAATAACTTGCAACATACGTTGCTCTATAGGTAAATTAAAATCTATAATGCTTTCTACCTTAAACCCTGGTTCAGTTAGTAAATTATACCAATAAATATCCTCTATTTCTTTTCTAATTGAGGAATCAAATGCCCAAGAAAACTGATAAATATCATTTATATTACAACGTTTTAGTTTTTTAATAAGCTCAATAATTTTATGGTTATATAGCATGTTTGATGTAGTTTCAATAGTGAATACATACTGATCGCTATATTCTCGGTATATAGAATATAATATCTTTTTATTAGAAGTACTAAAGAATAAATACTCCTCAATAAGAATTTCATTAATACATGGTAGCTCACTAAACATTACGGTACTTAACTCAGTACCTGAATAAATACGCGCTAGTGCTAGGTAAGCATTCTTGTCTGGTAAACGAGTAAGCATTCTCTCTATATTTTTCTTTTGTTCTAATGTAGCAACAATCAATATTTTAGTTGGGCTACTTAACAAAGTATTAAGTAGCCTAGTAGTTTTACCTGACTGTCTTGGAAAAATTTTTATCGAATTAACTGCCATCTGTTACCTCACTCTTTCCATTTGTCTTTACTATATTTAGCTTAGCTAGTAAAGGATGTTCCCATTGGTGGGAAATTAAGAAAGTTGAAAGGTCTGTTTCCTTTAATAATACTTCAATTAGAGTAGACCTACCAACATCATCCAACACATTTATAACTTCATCTAAGAAAAGCAGGTTTATCTGAGACTTTGATATACTATTCATTAACTTTCTTATAGCTAATAAAGTAGCTGTATTAACTCTAGATAGTGAACCGCCCATCACTAAGGTCAGCTAGATAAACATTAGTTAATTGTTCTAGCTCTTTTACTAATACTTCTATCTTATAAGCTAGAAGTCCATTAGTAGAAAAACTTTTCTTTAAAACTTCTAAATGACTCAATAGCTTTTGAGTTTTAGCAAGTTCTTTTGTTTGTACTTCAAGCTGTTCCTTATACTTAACAGCTTGTTCTGTATAAATCTTTATTTTAGTATTAGCTTTTTCTATTTTTAAGTTTTCTTTAATTATAGAGTCTGCTTTATCTTTAGCTACTTGTAGCCTTTTTGATAACTCCGTAATTCTACTATCTAAGTCATCTTCAACTAAAGTTTCCTTAGGTAAGTCATTATCAATAGAACGATATAAAGTTTCAAATTCTTGAATCAGCTTATTTTTAGCTAGTAAATGAGTATTAAAATCTGTGGCTTCTTTAATTTTAGTGTTTAATTCCTGCGCTTTATCCTTTAATTCCCTAAAAAGAGCTTTTTGTTCTTCTATAAACGCATCTTTAAACTCTGAGCTAATTTCTTGATTACAAGTAGGGCATTTCCCTTGTAAATTCTTCATTTTATCTAGTATTGCTTTTATATTTCGCTGTTCACTCCTATAACCCCCTAGCTTTGTATTGAGTTCAGTTAGATCAATAGGGGACTCTTTTGGTAGATTAATTACTTCTTGTATTTCTTTAGAAGCTAATCTAGCTTTTTTATTATTATTAGATTGAATCTTTTTATTAGTATTCTTAATATTTTGTTTATCTAATTTCAACTTTGCTAATATCATCTCATCTTCTGAAGTATCTATATTATTAGGTATTAATTCTCTTTCTTGTAACCCATCCAAGTTATTATTATCTAACCAAGATTTAATAGTTTCCACTTTAGCCTCAATAACTGCAACCTCATTACTAATATCTTTAGCTTTATTTTTAAATTCATTATGGTGCTCCACGTATTTTTCAAGCCCTAATAAATCAATTAAAAACTTTTTTCTGGTAGTATCAGTAGCCGTTAAAAATTGTAAACTAGAACTAGTGTTTTGGTATACTAGCTGTGAGAAAGTTTTAAAATCTACTCCAATTAAACTTTCAATAGTTTTAAATGTATTTAAGGCTGTATGACTAGAAATATCTACATTGTCTTTAAATAGCTTAATCTTTAAAGTTTTGTTCCTAACTAAATCTATTTTATACTGAGCATCGTCTACATCAAAGTCTAGTGTGATAGAATAAGTTCCATCAGAGTTACGATTTGGAATATCAGCTTTCTTTATTCCTTTAGAGTTTTTATTATATAAAACCTCTTCCAAAATCAAAGCAATGCTGGACTTGCCTGAGTTATGGACTAAAATATTATCAGCAAAGAAGTTTGAGCTGTCTGTAGTTAAATCATATGTAGACATTTCTCCTAAGCTATCAATCTTCTTTATACGTAGAAACTTAGTATTATCAAAATCCTTTAAAGTATTTACTGTCCCATTCTTAACTAAAAGAGAGTAATTATCCCTAGTTATTCCACACTTAGTCGCTTTTAATGATGAGTAAGCATAATGGACTGGCTCTCTACGTGCTTTATCTTTTGGTACTGGCAGATGGACTGTATTGTCGTTAAGTAGTAATTCTTTAGGAACTAAATCTTGAGTATACGAGGTACTCTTAGACTCCATACTAAGATACTTAACTACTAAGTCTTTCTTATATGATATTATGTACTTGCCAATTCTGCTCAAAAACTGTTTAATATAATCTAGCCTAGTGATACTTATTTCATAATTATCAGCTCTATATGTTTTCTTTGTTCTAATAGATACTAGTAAATTATATCTATGACGTAATACATATAGTATTTGCTGAGCCTGTCTTTTAGATGAAGTACTAAAATAGATATGGGGTTTAGCAGAAGCTAAGCACCCGTCAGTGTCAATATATATTCCCATTATTTTATCTAGTAAAGAATCTGGTAAATTAATAAATTCTGCCGGGAAACTTTTTTCTGTGTAGTACCCTACAACAGAATTGTCTTTAGTTATATAATTTATAAAATCCTGCTTTAGCTTAGAAGACCTATCAAAAGTTAAATAGTAATTAAAATACCTAGCTTTATCTGTACATGTTAGCTTTATCCTAGGGTCAAAGGAATGTAGTAGCTCTTGAAAATGATTTGATACACTAAGATCCTTATTAGTAAAGGTTATCCTTTTCTGTATATCAGACATTCCACCTTCTGTGTTTAAGTAAGCTAACAGTAACCAGTATGTTTCATCTACAGAAGTTGGAATCGGACTTTGCGCTCTATTTCTTGCGTCTAAAATAAAGTCCCCCTCTTTTAGTTTAGCTAAAGGCTTCCAACCATTAAAAGTTCTTAGCAGGTGATTCCCTGTTAAATTCAGTGTATCTCCTGAATCTAATTGAACCTTAAATACTTCTTTAGTCCCACTTGCTATAAAATCAGTAACCTTTGTTCTTATAGGATTTAGGTGTTCATCTACCCCCAAGGTATAAAAATCTTTAGGTTTATGATGTACTAAAGAACTTATAAAATGAGGACGACCATTATCTTCAAATATTACAGAATGCCCTGTTAAACAGCCATTAAAGCCTAGTATCTGTGTAATTGTATCTTCATTCAGGTTTATTGAGTTTTCTTCCCCGTAACTAAAACAGTTACTCCAACTCAGCTTTTTAAACGTTATCATGAAATACCCCCACTATCTCTTCAACTTCTTTCTCTGGCAATTCCAGAATATATAAGAGAAACTCAGTTAATTCATCTTCAATAGTCATTTCTTTAGTCAATGCTAAAGAGACCTCATTACTGCGTTTAATTATCTTTTTATCTAATAGTTCTGAATTTTTAACTCCTGATAGGTCAGAGATAGAACCTTCTATCTCATAAATAGTATGGTGATATTCTGTTTTTACCATCTCTTCTTTTTTAGAGATTGTCTTTCTAATTAGCTGAGGTACTTTAAATGAGTGCCATTCCCAATCTATTCCATCTATTAAAAGGTACCCTGTATCAACTAAATTTCGATGAAAACAAGTTGTAATAGGAGCACCGGGGTATACTATATTTAGCTGTGAATTAGAGTGCGAATGTAAATCTCCTGCAAAAACTATAGAGAATGGCTCTAGTAGTTTTAGATCAATCTCAGGTGTAACATGTGGTGGAATTGCTCCTCTTACGTGAGTAAATATAGGCTTGCTGGTATTTAGTTTAGTGAATACCCCTTTATTGCGAAGGCAACAATATGGTACTATAGTTCCCCAAGGAAACTCTTTAACTTCAGTGACAATATGGACTAAAGGGTTCATTTTAGTAACTAAGTTATTTAATAACCCTAAAAATGTAGCTCCTTTTTTAGTGGCACAATGATTACCGTCAAAAATATACGTAGGTTTAGTACTTGCTAATACAAGGTCAAAGAATATGTTTAATTCTGCTAAAGAAGGAGTTCTGTCAAAGATATCCCCTCCTATTACATGAATATCGCAATCTACTTCTACTACTTGAGAAAATAAACTACGGTATCTATTCACAGCCCACTCTACTGGAACATTCTTCTTCGATAGACTGATGTGGTAGTCTGCAGTAAATAATATTTTCATAACGCCTCTATATAAAGAAATCGGGGATATTCAAAATCTGAATACCCCCTAGTTGTCTAATCTATGTCAATTTCACTCTCTACAGTAGGGTCAATTTCGTCTGATACCGTACTATTTAGTATTTTACTTAATCGTTTCTCTTGACTTTCTGGAGTTTCACGTGGTAAAATCTCATCAATAGGTTTGGACTCTTCAACTAACAAGCGTTCTGCGTCAGTCAAAGGAGTTGACTTGCACTTTAAAGGCTGAAGTTGGTACTCAATATTGTAAGCCTGACTCCCAGTTTTTACTTTTTTAAAGTGGCATACCCATCCAGTGTCTGGGTCTGTAGGATCGCCTAAATCTTCTGAAGCTGTCATGATTTGCTGAAACAGTTTCTTTTTAAGAGTGAGCACCTTGATTGCCCCATCAGCGATACAAAGCATTGTGTATGCCCAGCTACAACGCAAATCAGGGAGAGCCTCTTGTACATAATCAGTTTCTTTATTATCAAATACTTCAGTTTCACGATTAAAAGACAAGCATTCAAACGGAACATTGTTACCACCTTCAGCAGGCTTTACCCAATACATATAACGTGGTAAAACGCCTCCAATTAGTCGAACTGCGTTATCCCCCATTTTATACTGATAATAATCTGCTGAACCTTTTTTACGCTCTCCGTTTGTTTGATTAAATGCAATAGCCATTGTTTGTTTCTCCTTAAATTGGTTTTCCCTCGTATAGGAAGTGAATTTCCCCATTAATCTCTTCTAGCAGAGGGTTTTCGTTGATAATGTCTTCCTTCTCTTCAAAAGCCAGGAAGTCTAAAGTAAGTTTGTTTAATACTTTGTAGTCTCCATAACTACGGTAAGAAGCCAATTCTAAATACTCTATTAAATACCTTTCGGGGATATTTCCAGTTTTTAATAGAAGTGTGTCAGGACTAACTAAGAAGCTATATCCTGCTTTCCAGTCATGCATAAAAAGCCTTAGCTCTTTAGCACTTTTTGATCGAGGGTATTTAGGTCGTATGACCATGTGACGTAAAATATCTTGTATTTTAACTGCCCCTTTAGTTAGCTCTCGATTTATTAAGTTCCAATTATAAAAAACCATTTACAACTCCATAAGTATACTAAATATTAAACCTCCTGTCAAGTAGTAAATTTATTCGGTGTATTATTTAGTTTGTGTACTCCTACACAGGTGTTACACTCTCCCTTACTCCCGCAGTTAGGTATCTTAGCACTATTAAATAAAGGTGGGGCAGCCAAGTAAAGCTGCTTATAAATCTCAGTAGCCATATCTCTAATCTCCCATTGAGCTTTTAAACAGCAACGTTGCTGAAAGAAACAAATCCAACTTCTAGCATTCATTGTAATTGTTATATTAGTTTGACTCGCATTAGGTAATATGTACCTAGCGTCTTCTGCAGGAATACCCATATTAATGAGAGTTTTATACTCTAAATAAATTGTTTTAAGTACATTATCAAAGTGTGCTTGAGCTTTACAAGAATCTGTTATTGTTTTAGGGGTAACTACGTTTAAGTCATTAAACTCTACATACCGCTGAGACTGTTGAGAATAGGAAGCAATCCTTGACCTTACTAATTGATGGGAACACGCCCTACTAATCCCTTCAACAAGCACTGTAAAGTTTGCATGCTCCAATATACTTTTATGCCCTAGAGCTACTACTCTTTCCACTAGGCTTGAAGCCTCTCTTAGCGTAAAATTATCTGAGTCTCTAGACTCCCTATGAGTGCAGCCCCACGCAGCGGCTGCACAGGTATTAATAGGGTTTTCAGTCTGGGCGATTACAGTTACTCTCATTTATTTTACCCCTCTTGAAATGCCCAATGCTAGTAAAATAGGGGGTACCAATTGAGTTAGTACTAGAACAGCACATAGCCCCAAGAATATGTATACTAGAGCTGTACTATAATCTTGACGAGCAGATTGTGCAAAAACTGGAGAACTTAAAGCTAATAAAATTACTAGATTTAAATATATACTTTTCATACTTCTACCTCCTTAGCAGAACCATAAATTCGTATACAACCTTTTGCAGTTAAGTTTTCAAGAGGGGTATGTGGTGTAACTGCGTACCCTCCAATTGTTTTAAACAAATACTGATACCAAATTTCAGTTTTAGGGGTCTTCTTAGCATACCGCCAGCACTTAAAACCTTCCCTATCTTTTGTATAGCAGATATAGCAACCCTCATGTATGATTGATAGTTCTCGCTCTTTCCAATTAATTTTATCATTAGAAACTAAAAGAATTGAGCCAGTACCAAAACTGTGTAAGTCGATATACTCTTGAGCTTTTTTTACTACTGAAGAAAATGAAAGCTCACAGACACCCTTATTATGTAGGGGGCAATCTCCACAATTTACCCCAGCACAACGACCCTCTTGACTTATAATTTTTCTCGCTGATTCTAATTTAGTCATTGTTAGTCCTTTCTTCTATAATCTGTTTACATCGTTCAATACGCATTAAACCTTGTTTCGTCATTCCACAAGTCTTACCCATCGCATCAATGAACTCTTTAGCTGTAGTAGTTAATACCTCACAACAATCTACTGTAGTTTCAAAACACTGGTTCATTTTACCCCCTCTTTCACTACTCTAAGACCATGAACTTTACAATACCCAATAGCTTTCCTAGCAGTATATCTAACAACACAACACCAATCATTGTAATTTTTAAGACAATGTTTTGGAGCGATTTTTCTATGCTGTGCATTATGGTGATGTGTACACCATTTACAATATTTATTTATTAGTACTCCTCCTTTACAGAAGTTAATTTAGTGGTATTCTCAGGCATTACAAAAGGTGGAGCATATTCCCACCATTCAGAACCGTCATACTCCCTACGACTAAAAATAGTATTGTCTTTAAATACAATTATTAATTCTTCATTTATTTCAAGGCTCCCAAACCCATTATCATACTCAAAGTCTGCCATCTTTTCAAACTCTGCCCAAGTACACTTTGTGTTATTACGCAGGTCACCAATAAAAATAATATCTTCAATAGTTTTACCACTTCGTTGAATACTTACCTTAGTTTCTTCTAAAAAGTTAGGCATACCCCCCCTTTGTTGATTGTATTGTTTTACTTCTTCCTCAATTGTTTATAAGTAATTATACCAAGACTGAACTAGAAAGTCAAGTAATATTTTTTATATTGTACCTGCTTAGTAGAGCATATATATTGTCTATTTCGTTAGCAATACATAAAATGCTTTCCTTGTATTGGTCAACCTTAGTTTTTCTAACTCTCTTTATATGACTTCTAGAAGACTTAGTTACTTGTTTTTTAACCCTCTTTCTAACAAGGGTTTGTTTAGTTCTCTTCTCCATATTATTTCCTTAAATATGCTTTTTTATTCCAGGTTTTTTGCCACTTGGTATCAACATAGAGAATAAAATCATGAATATTATAGCTACAGTATAACTTTTTATAGTACCCTCCATCTTGACACTCAGACTTACGTACTTTTTTGTTTGCGTCTCTTTTAAACCACTTCGCCCCACCATGTTTAGAGGAAGGGAGAAGTTTAATTATAGGAGTTTTTTTATATGACCTACTCATACCTTTATGCTCAGCTTAATATAATACTCCATTTTGCTGCCTCCTTTAATTGTTTATAAGTAATTATACCAAGGCTGAGCTAAAAAGTCAAGTGCTAATTTATATGATCTATCTGCCAACCTTGTCGCATGTAGAAACCAATTCTAGCGTTTAGTTGATTTTTAGCAGTCCTACCCAATAGGGCAATATCGACCACTACCGGGTTAAGTTTGCCCTCTTTTACTCTGATTATACGCCCAATTAATTGCTCTAACAAAGGTTCATTATTCATCGGAGTTGCTATAATAAGGCAAGATAGCTCATCTAGGGAAATTCCTTCTGAAAATATACTTCTAGTGCCACATAAGATATTCCCAGTTCCACAGGATATTTCTTTCATCAGATCGTCCCTATCTTCTAAAGCTATTGAACCTGTTATACATACTGCTCTGCTTCCAATCATTTCAGCACAAGTTTCTAGAAAGAAAACTCTATCAGATACTAATAAAACATTATGCCCTTGTTGTGCGTATAATTTTGCTAGAAATACTATCTCAGATTGATAAGTCTTATTCCCAGCTAGTTTAGTCATACGGTCTGCCCAAGGGATATCATCTATTAACTTAACTGCAGATTTCACTATTCTAACTTTAGGAGGCATAAAGTTTTCTGCAGGTGGTCGAAATAGCTTAGCTCCAAAGAAATCAGGGAATACAACATGTTTTCCATCTTTTCTTTTCATGGTTCCAGACAACCCAATTTTGTACTTACACCACATAGCATCTATTACAGTAGTAAAAGTACTTGAAGGTGCGTGATGACAATTACTAACAAGCTTATTTCCTGCAAAATAATTGTGATTATTCTCTACCTCTATATTATACCGATACCCATTTGTTGCATTTTCAAAGTCAATATCAGTGATTTGTACTGCTGAAGTCTCTTTAAACATCTTTTGTGGGTTAGTACCTATAAAGGGATCTACATCATCAACCCCTTTTAATTTATAACGTAAAACTGGATGAATAAATTTAGACGCCTTTTTTAAAAACTTCTTTACGTTTTCCCCCGTCAGAGTCAAGTAATTAAAGCCTCTAGTGCATGTAAAATACTTGCTCTCCACTGAAAACACTTTTAATAAAGAATTTTGCAAGTTCTCTATTGAGGGAATATCTAATTCACAGAAACTAAATACAATTTTACATGGGGATTGTAATGACCCATCATCCATATACATTATAGCCCAAGACTCTACAGTTAATATATCTGCTACCTTTTTACTAATTCTAGTTTTACTAGAATTATTGGAGTATAAGTCCTTTCTCCAGTTATCTAAGTCATAAAAAGACAAACTATTAATATAATGCACTTTATTGCTTGGCTTATACCCAGATTTACCAGTAACAATGTCTGATGGTACCCCTCCTAAAAGTAAGGATGCTTTATACTTCAAATAATCTAACTGAGCTTCTCCATGTGTAATTTTTAATCTACAAGAAATACCATTTGTACTTAAGGATCCATCTCCTAATATCATACCTAGTACTAGTGGCTTAATCTCTTCTCTTAATAAACTAGAAGTCTTAAAAGATCTAGTTGATATAACCCAATCCCCCTCCTCTAGATACTCAGCAGGTACTTCTCCTTTATTTAAGGAATATACTGTATGATTTAAAGTACATTTAAGTTTACTTTTGTTATTAAATGTAAACTTAATCATAGGATCCTGTTGAGGGTTTTTGAACCAATTCACTACTCTCTTCCACTCAAGTTCCTTAGTATTTTTATTTAAACTTAGAACTTCTACAGGTAGTTTTTGATTAACAATTTTTCCAATTTTTAAATTCCCATTTTTCGTAGTAATCTGAGAATCATAATCCAGACATTCGTCAATGACTACTGCCCCAAATAACTTAGCTACTTGTGGTAATTTCTTTACTAAGGTTTGTATATTAGATATTACTATAGGGGTACTGACATCAAACTTGCCCGACCCTATAATACCTGGAGTAAACCCAAATACCTTTTCAGTCTCTTGTACCCACTGGTTTCGTAAGGAAGTAGTGTGAGTAACTACTAACATTTTTTGTTTTAACTTCCCAGCAATAGCTAAAGCTGTAAATGTTTTACCAAAAGAAACTTTAGCATTAATAAGTGCACTAGAATCTATTTCATCTAGGATGGCTTGCTGAGACTCCCTTAGCTTAAATTTAAATTCTGGCAGTTCTACCTTTATGCTAATACGTTTATCTATAATATCATAATCATCTGGTATTAAATCTTCTCTACCTGCAGGAATAGACGCTAGACCTGGGCGTAGTGCCTTGTAATTGCGGATTACTACGGGGTAGTCAAACTTGGATTTAGCAGGTATTCTATAAGTTAACTTTTCTTTTAAATCAGAAGTTAATTTAGGGTTAACCGTGATATAAATCCTATTACCTAATATAGCTTTCTTCATTTAATACCTCTACATAATTCTAGCGGATGTCTCAGCTAGTTCGCTTCGCTCGCATTTAGTGAAAGCAATATGGGCTGCAATAGTTTCATCTTTGAACTTATCTACACAGTATACTAAACCATTAGTATCTGCTGATAAATAAGGATTATCGATTTGTCCGTAATCTCCTGTAAGAATGATTTTAGTACCTTCTCCAGCTCTAGTAAGAATAGTCTTTAGTTCTTCTTTAGTAATTTGTTGCGCCTCATCAATTATAATAAACTGGTGAGGGATACTACGACCTCTAATAAAAGTCAATGCACAAGACTCTAGGACTTGAGCAGCTTGAAGCTCTTCAAAAGGAGACATCCTAGCAGGGCGTTTAGACTTTGGTTGATCATCTGACATAGAGAATAAGAAGTCTAAACTATCTACAATAGGAGCTAACCATGGGTTTACCTTGTCATCTATACTTCCCGGAATGTTCAATACTCCCTCGCCAAAAAGAGTACCCGCACATTAGTATCTAATTAATTAAACTAACTCATACCTAATACTATAACCTTTACGTTTACCTACTTCTTTTTTATAAGTTTTAGTATCTATTGCAGTATTTATACCTAATGTATCTTTCAAGTAATTTTCACAATCCTTTTTTATACCTGTAAATAAGATTAAATTATCTTCATTATTAATTAAATTATAAATAAAATTATCTCTACGATTTCTTTGGTTCTCAGACTTAGTTGCTATTCGTATGTTTGTTTTTGTGTACCCTTTATTATTGTCTATTCGGTCTATTTCATATTTTTCAGGGTTATCTAATAGCTTTTCAATACGAGGGTCTTTACAAAGAACAAACCAATACTGATACACGTTATCAAACTCACAAGTTATCCCTCTACCTCCGTACCTAGCATAATCTTTATTAGAGGGGTTGTTGCAACGTAGTTTCATTTGCTCAAACCTTTTATATATTGTCTTATATCTATTAGTACTATTATTTCCTCTTGAAAATATAATAGGAAATGCAAAACTACCTTTTGCTAGCATATCTGAAGCAACAGCTTTTAATGATGAATCTTCAAATCGTACAATAAATTTAGACGTATACTTTTTACCTTCTGGAGGCTTGGCTTTCCCTATAATAGTTGCTGAAACATTGAATCTATTTATAAATGTTGCACCTATGAAGTAATTCTCACTCTTATATTTGGCTCTACTATCCTAGTTAGGGGCTTAGTCGTTGAACCTTCATCTTAATAAAGACGCTTGGCTGCTGATTGCCCAATCCTAAGCATTTTCAAACATTCACGCTTGCTATTACTAGCTACGTTGTAGTTGCTTAGGCTCTAAGGGTGTTCCAGCAATTTAATAGATTTTAATTGCCCCAATTTAAGGCAAATATCCGATGTCCTTTTGAAACGGCATAATAGGTCGAGCAACTGCAATCTTCTTATATTCTTCACGTTCAATAACTGACTCTAAAGCACAAGCCATAGCAAGCAATGTTTTGCCTGAGCCTGCTCCCCCTGTCATTGTAACGAGTTTAATTGCAGGATCTAATAAAAGATTAGCCGCTACTTGTTGCTCTAAGTTAGCACACTCTAGTCCAAATGGAGCTAGTGTGTTATCGACAGCTGAAAGGGCTCCATCTTTATATGTTGTTAAACATCTATTCTTAGGGTTAGTTTCATCTATTAATATTACTGCCTCATTAGGATGAAATGACTCTGGTACTTTTACTTCTCCCATAGAATAGCACTCATCAATTAAAGCAGTATTAACAAATAATTCAGCTAACCCTGTGTATAAATTATCTACTGAAATCTTATCTTCTCGGTAGTCTTCAACTGCAATATTTTTAGCTCTAGCTTTAGTACGTAAACACACATCTTTAGATACTAAAATTGGTTCAAGAGATAAATGCTGCTCACATACATCTAGGATACGATCATCTGGAACTGTAATAGCATCATCACATTTAGCAATAATTAATCCTAGATTGTCCTTTATAAGTTCTTCTTCTATCCTATGAATAGCATGTCTTGCATTTACTCCTACTGAGTCTACCTTTACTTTTAAATGGTCAAGCTCTTCTAGTACAGTATATGGCACTATTACTGTATTATTCACTAGAATATTATCAAACGCGTTATAGTCATGCACTAATACATTTGTATCAAAATCTGCTTTAGTGATTCCATTCTAATTAATATCCCCTTTTATTTATTCTAGCCCGTTTCTTTTTTCGCTTTCGTTTAAGATGCTCTTTATACTCAAGAGTTCGTAGTTTAGTGGGTTTCTTTTCTTCCTCCCATTTCCAAGTTTTTACATTATGTTGTTGCAAATTACTAAGTAATGAAGAATTGAAGTTAGCCCATAGGATACTAGATGATTTAGACATCTTAATTATCTACCCTTCCATTTTTTAGTTTACATTCCCCCATCGCTTTATATGCTGTACGCCCGTACTTGCAACACCAGTCATTATAGATCTTCGCTTTAGGAGAATTTGCAGAATGTCCAGCATTATGATGGGCTTTGCAACCTTTACAATATTTTGTTTGTTTTGCTTTCATGATACCCTAAGCATCCCACCTATTGTTTGGGGCTCCTTTTGCTTTTTCTAGCTTACTCATAACATACTTCATTTCTGCTAGAGAAAACTTTTCAACAGAGCCAGTTTTTCGAGTGATTTTAGTATTCAATTCACAGCCAATCCCTTTTGTATATAGGGCACACTCTTCACACTCTACAAATTGACAACCGCCATCTTCGATAATTCTTTCAAGTGAGTTCATTTTATAACCTCCTTTAATTGTTTGATGTTGCAGGGATATGATAGTCTTTCAGTTATTACTTTTGTTAGTTTGCTTAGTTGTCAGCAAACAGCGGGGTCTCTTCAATCGTCAATTCGATAGTGCAATCCTTTTCTACAAGTCCTTCAAGGTTAGACCACCCACCATTGTAGTCAACAAATAGAATAACCTTGTCATCATCCATTGGTTCAAGTCGTTTTAAAATGTCTGCTTTTGTCATAAATTCCTCGTTTCTGAAGACTGCAATCTGATGCGTTTTTTACTATTCCCCGTTTGCCGATTCTTTTGGTGACGTGTTATTGTTCATAGCTTTCTTCTGAAATAACTTATCTACTCGATACATACGATTACGTGTCCATTTGTCAGAACAGTATTCAAGTAAATAGGACAACTCATTATCTCCTCTTACTTCTGAATAATGCTTTAGTATATATCTGCGACTTTTAAGGTGTTTATGCTTCTTTATTAGTTTCTTCAGCCTGTGCCATTTGAGCCTATGTCTGTCTGTAATTTTTTTCGTTAATCTAATAGACTTGCTGAGCCACAAACTTTTACGAAATATCTTTTCGTGTACGTTCATTTTACTAACTCCTTTAGCCATCGGGGTTGAAGTGATAGCTTTCTAGTTATTACTTCTGTTATTAGGCTACTTCTCTGCCGGTTATTGTTAAACTTTTATGATCATAATAACCAATATATCTTCTGCCACATTCAGGGCAGGGTTGTGTCCCCTTACCTTCTATTATCCATCCTTTCTGTTTGCCACATTTGCAGGTAAATTCAGAAGATGTTTTCTCTACACTAGCTTCATATTCCGCTAAAACTTCTCTAGCTAACTTCCAGCTAGTACCCCGCATTTCTTCGTAGAGACCACCTCTACCATGCTGATCCTTATAATCCTCAGCACAAACCAATTGCGCTAAGGCTTTGATGGCTTTTGTGTATCGCTGCTCGTTTTTGTTGGCGACATTTTTCATTCCTTAATTTCCTCCCACTCTCCGGTGTCCTGCGTAACTAGATGATATTTAATGTTGCCGTTGATAGCGTCAATTTGACCATATTTATAAGTAGAATGTGTTACTGCGAGAAGACTCGCAAGTAAAAGACTCCCACAAACCGCTCCTAAAAAGAATGCTACTAGTCCTGTTCCATTCATCTATCCCTCCTCTGCTGCTTTACAATATTTCCAGCCTGTAGTTTTACCTTTTGAAGACCATTCGTCCCTACCATTGGCAAAACAAAAGTAGGGGCGTTCACTATTCGGTCTGTACTCTGCAAAATAGCGATAAGCCTTTTCGGTCACCCCTTTTAAAATGGCATACAGGTTCGGGTTTTGGTCTAGGATTAAAGCATAATGGAGGTCGTATAAAGGCGGAGGGAGCGTAATCATCCAAATTATATTTACCATCAAAAGTATATGACTTGTATAACCCCTTATTTAGTAAACAAATTGGGTAATAAACGCAAGGATCGATGCCTATAATTTGAGTCCACTCTACTCCAGCAATCCAAACCCAATCACCTACCTTACATTTACTAAGGTCTGAGTCATAGGAGAGTAGATCTAAAAGACTTAGTGCAACTTCTCTAGGTTCTCTACCACAAATATTGGTCAGGATACAATCAGCACATAAACAATTGCAATTACTCTTCGATATCTTTGTTATTTGCTCTAATTTAGTCATAATTTTTTACTCCTTTTAATTTTTTCTTCATATAATTAAGTTTTTTGTAGGAGAACTTCTCTATAGTGCGCACTCTGGATAGTTAAGATGATTACACCTTAGTATTTATAATCATCTAATCAATTCCCATTTAGAACTACCATTGTCTTGAACAACTAAATGGTAAACAATTTTACCATTAATAGCATCAATCTGCCCCCCTTTATAGGATACACCTAGAACTCCTGACAATATCATAACCAATGAAGCTCCAACCAGTGCTCCTGCTACAAACGACATAAAATCTTTACTACTCATTACTTATCCTCCAAAGTAAGAATTTTTTAGCTGATGTCATAAAATCAATCATGCTTTTAGTACCAACTGGGTTAGCGCTGTGAACATTAACTTTAGTATTTAAAACTTCATAGGTATTCGCTTCACAGTTTATTGCTCTATAATAGAACCATTTGATAAAATCATAACCAGAAAGTGAATTTTCACCTAAGTCATGATCTAATGACATTTCTATAGGAATACCCTTGCGTATAATTATATCAATAGCATCATTATACGATCGTACAATAATCCATCCTGAAGTTTTAGGGTTTCTTATATCATCTAAGTATAATTTGTAGTTCATTTTAAAGCCTTTTTGGGTTTAGTTAGAATAAAAACCATTGCATCCTCTAAAGTTTTACTAAAAAAGTTAAATAACTCCTCAGTAATTTAAATCGTTTAATATTACTTTGGTTTGGTGAACCTAAAACTGCTTATAGCACATTCAACTAGAGCACCCTGAACCCCTTGGGTTTGCTTAGTTGACCCAGAATTTATAAAATTGATTAAATTCATACCTACCTCCTCTAATTGTTTATAAGTAATTATAACAAGGCTGAGCTAGAAAGTCAAGTACTATTTTTAGCTCAGCCCGTTATCTTAAATCATTCTAGTTTTAGGCTTTTGGTACTCTATAGCATAGTCATATAATTTCCAAGGACAGCCATTAATGCAGATAACCCCCGCCCACCTGTCCGAAGGACAGGGAGGGCGGGGTACTACAAATGGCGTTGGAACCATAGCTAGAAATAAAATAGAATAAGTCTCTTTTAGTTTGCACTGTTTAATCTTAAAATACTTTACTTTGCCTGTTTCAGTCTTTCTATAATAAAATACTTTACCTTCAGTATCTATAAATACTTTATATTTAGACTGTAGTAGCCCTTTTATACCTTCTATGCAACGTTTTAGTGTTATTAGTTTATGTGGCGAGTGCAGTCTGCGCTCGCCTAACGTAGGATACTTTTGGTTCTTATCATCTAACACCTGATCTCCTATTAACACTAGACCATCTTCAAAATCAGGCCTTTCCTTTGGTCTAGATATCTCATATATAGGAAACTTTATATCTTTGATACGCTCATAAGTTATTTCCATTTGCTAAGATATTATACCCTCCTCAAAGTAGTTGTTATAAAACTTCTTAAATTTATCAAAAGAATAATCATCCCCAATCTCAAAATCACAGCCAACTGGAACTCCTGGAATTTCTACCCCTCTAGGAGCTTGAATAAACTCTTTTAGCTTCTCACAATATAACTCTACTTCCTCTATTTTAACTTCAGCTAAGATTGAGTCATGTACTAAAGCAAATATCTTAGCATCCATATTATTAGCTTTGATGTAGTTATTCATATCAATAGCGCCTAATAGATTAATATCACTAGAAGTTGCCTGGATAATAGCATTTAAGCCGCTCCGTAATTCATGCCCCACTGTTCCTCTGTCAACTGAACGTACATTCGGGAGTCTACGTTTACGCCCAAAGGGAGAATATACATAAGCATTTTTCTTGATTTCTTCCCTAGTTTCATCAATCCATTCTTTCAGTCTCCAGAACGTATTGAAATAGTCTTCCACTATTCTTTTAGCTTTACTTACAGAAATACCAACAGAGTCTGCTATCTTTGTAGCAGAGGCTCCGTATAAGCACGTAACCCCCTATTTTCATAAGGGCGTGGACTATACCATCAACCAAGCTATCTAAATTTATTCTACTACGTAGTCTCTTGTTTTTCTATTATCCTCAAGAACTGCACGTTTATATATCTCATATTTACGATTTAACCAAATATCCTCAGAAGCATTAGCATACATACGTTTACTCAATTCTATCGCAGCCTTTGTATTTAATTTCCACGTAGCATTGATACCGTTAGGGTGACTTCGTACTAGTGGTAAAGCCTTACCTAAGTATTCTTCAATAAGAACTGCCATTTGTAGGATAAAGTCTTCACTACCTACTACAGAAGCATAAAAGGTGGCTAATAAAGAATTTTTATTAGAAAAAGACTCACACAGAGTACCGTCCCCATCCCAATACCCCCGTATAAAATGCATGTCTAATTCTCTAGGCATTTGCATAGGGTACTGAAGATTATAACTTTTCAGAGGAGTTACACTATAATTCTTTTTTATATCCGCTACTATTTTTTTATTGGTTAATTCAAAACTGCATCTATTAAATTTAATACTCTCTGCCACTTTATGCTCTGAGTTTAAAAAGTTTTTTAATTTATATAAATGTCCAACATCTTTAATATTTAGATATACTCTAAACCTATTCTTTTTATCTACACATCCATCAGCCGCCATAAAACCTGCCCAGTAAGCTGATTCTTTAGTGTAAACACTAAAAGCATTATTATTTATTTGGTATAATTTTCTCATTATTATCTCCTTAGCTAGGAGATAGCTTGGTTGCTCGCCGTGTTATGGTTTCCCATCCTAGTGGAATCTCCTTAAGTAGTAGATTCCCTATGAGTCTCTGAACCATTTGAACCTGTCACCAGGAACTCTGGCTGCTGATTACCATCATCATTACATGTTAAGGCTTCCAGACAATTGAGCGAGTTTATTACTTATAAATTACTTTATAAGAGCACCTATATGTTGATGCCGAAGCTTATAGCTTTGCAGGCTTGTCTTTCCTCTTTATGTGTTTCTGCAATAGTTTCAACAGGTTCATCAAGGTTAAAAACTTTCTTCGCAATAGCAGAGTGAAAGTTCTCACCTGACCTAAATACATCCTGAAGAGCAATATCATCAGAAATAACTGCTGCGTAATACATTTCCGCTGTAGTTAACGGTAATCCCTAAGCTTTCACTAAGGGCCGGACTATATCATCAACCTCTTTTTCAGGTTGCCCCCCGTTTCGAACTTAAACATCTAAGCCCTACTCCTCTCGGATAGTCTCTGAACTCGACACTAAGTTTTAGTGCATTAGCTGCTGATTGCCCAATCCTAAGCATTTTCAAACATTCACGCTTGCTATTACTAGCTACGTTGTAGTTGCTTAGGCTCTAAGGGTGTTCCAGCAATTAGAGGGGTTTGCAATAGATCATTACTGATCTATGGGACTCTGCTACAAATCCATACTAATTATTTGGTACCCATCACGTGCTTTAATACATCCTTTAACTGTAGGATTCTCTCGTGGTAATTGCTGGAGGTTTAACTTACCACTAGAAGATAACCGACCAGACGTTGTAGTATGTAAACTAAAACCAGTACGTAAACGACTATCTCGATCAAGCTGTGGTATTATTTTATCTATATAAGTATTCTTAATTTTAGTACTTTTTCTCAGTTCTAAAATATACTTAGGAACATCGTGCTGGATCGCTAGCGCTCCCAGCACTTCAGCGTCAGTAGAGTGAGCCCCTGTTCCAGTTAACTTACCTGTTGGCTTTAACCCGATGTAATCAAATAGTAACTTTCTTAGTTGTAAGGTACTATTAGGATTAAAAGGTTTACCTTGCTCTTTAGAGAATATATCTATTTCCTTAAATTTGTGTAAGTTTACTACTGCTTCTTCTATTTGTTCCTCCATTCTATCTTTAGCAAAGGCTAAGCGCTCTTTATCAAAAGGAACTCCGTTATCTTGAACATCAGTTAAAAACCTAGTACCTGGGATTAGAATGTTATCATAAACTCTCTTTAGTTTAGCATTTTTACTTATTAGGGGGTGGAACTTACGATACAGTAAATCAGTTACGATTGTATCAATTACAGCGTAAGGGTATATAACATCGAAAGGAATCACGTCATATGTAAAGTCTCCTATTTTTGTTCCAGTTGACTTACAGTACTGCTTCTTCCAGTTATCTAACTCTTGCTCATAATCCCCATACTTTGTATACTTAACTGCTAACTGCTTTAGACCATGTGTACCTTGAGTTTCATCTAAGGTGTAATGCATTAGCATTGTATCACCAAAATTAGGGAACTTAAAATTAAAATGATACTCTAAAAAACTTAGATCAAACTTAGCATTGTGAAAAATTACTAGCTTCTTATTAAACAGTTCTTGAAAAGCAGCTTCAACCTCAGAACTAATACACTCAGCTGAAATATAAGCTCCAGCATCTTGTTTATATGTTAAAGATACTCCTAATACATAGCCGTCTCTAGGATATAGTGCCGAGGTTTCAGAGTCAAGGGCTATCCAGTCTTGGGGATAAGCAATAGCATCTTTCACATAAGCTAGAGCTTCTTGCTCATCTTCGATGCCAAATATTTCGGAATAATCAATTTCAGCGTCTTTAAGTTTCCCACTCACACGTAACATAATTTTCATGCGAGAATCGTCCCAAGGACGCTGAGCTTCCGGTTTAAATCGCAACATTGCTGGGTTAATCACAGGTAAATATTTTTCATTTACTACCTGACCTGAGTAGGAGGTAATAGAAGTGAGCTTAGTAAAATACTTCAATGGTTCAGAGCCTACTAGGATAACCCAATCATATTCTGGAATATTTATTTCAATATCAACGTCTTTCTTTAAAACCTTCTGTATAGTAGGGTCTGAGCAAAGAGAGTAGAGATCAAATTCAAAAGCATCTTCAAATAATTCTTTATAGTCATTTTTACTTGGTTTAGCTTGGACTATTGCTACCTTAGCCATATAATTTCTCCATTAGTTTATTCGCGTAGTTTGTTGTTATTTCTCCAGGGTCTACGCCTCCTTTTAGTGTTATCACTCGTACATTCATATAAGATTCTTCAGCTAATTCCTTTACATTCTGTGCTGCCTCCTTTCCTCTTTCATCTGGGTCGAAACAAATATCTAACCCAGAAACTCCTCTCATTCTTAGTAGCCCTAATTTATAAGCGCTAACATTATTAATGCCAAAACAACACACTGTATTAGTAAACCCTTTCTCCCACATATTAACTAGGTCAAATATTCCTTCTACTAGAATTACTGAGCCTTGTTTAGGTATTACTTTATGTAGTGGGTAAAGTGGCAACTTTGCTCCTTTTGGGTATACTTTATACTTACCTGATTGCTCAAAAGCATTGGTTGACCTACCAATAAAAGCTACTATTTTACTTGTTAAATTACGGACAGGAAAGATTATACGATCTTCATAATCTTTATCAATAGAAGTAAATGCTTCAAATTCCTTTAATACCTCTTTAGACACTCTATAATCATAATCAACAAAAGTAGTATTAGAAGGAAAGTCTAAACCAATCATTTCTTGTCTAATATTAGCTATTTGTCTTAAAACGGTTTCTTTTAATATATCTGTCTTATTGCTTGGTTGATCAAAGTACTTAAATAAGTTACCCTTAAAACCGCAAGCTAAACAGTGAAATATTCCTAGTACTTTATCTATTCTCATGCTAGGGGTAGAGTCATCATGCTCAGGGTTTAGACATTTAACTATAAAGTCATTCCCAGAATGTCTAAACTCTATACCTTCTTTATTTAATAATTCTTCTACTGTCATTTATTTAACACCAATTTGTTTAACCACCAATCGTTATTATCAGTCTTAGCATACTTATACTCAAATAATAGAGCTTCAAATTCCATTCTACAACCTCTAAAGTATTTAGTAATCATTTGGTTATATGGTAGGCTAAAGTCAAGTTCAGCAGCTTCCCAATCATAAAGTTCATGTTGAAGGTGATGACAAAACTCATGTGCTATAGTGTCTGCCACATCCTCCGACTCTACTACTACTATGAGATTATCAGAGTCTCGATAGTACCCCCCATACTTAGAGCTTGGTGGTTCGAATATTAATGTAGGCTCAACACAACTCTTTTTAAGGGACGTAGGCAACCAATTTAAGTCAGCTTTCCACATTTAGTTTTTCTACTTTCTCCCAAAGTTTAGGGTCTAGTGGTTTGATAAACGTATAATAATCCTCAGAAACAACTGCTATGTAGCCTGAATCGTACATTACTAGAAATTGTTTATATTATGAAGTATTAGGCTTCCAACGTTCTCTTGTCCCCCTACTTATATCATAAAATTTTCTTGGCATAATGTTATGCCTCAAAAAACGAAAAAAGCCTGATATTAATTTAATATCAGGCTTTTTATCATAAATCATATACCCCTTCACTAGATGTTACATTACTAGAATCGTCAGAGTTAGCTTCTTCAGTCATTTTTACAGAGTCCGGTCCAATCTTTAACGTTTCCCAGTTCATAGTAGATGAAAAAGAGATTTCATCATTGTCCCGCATTTTAACACATTTAAAAGTAATAACTTTTTCATCTTTACTTTCACCTTGAGATAAGGTAAAAGCAGCATCATGAGCCATAGCTTTAATCGCTTTGGACACTTCAATTTGTTCTGTCCAATCATATTGCCCTAGCTTTTTTTGGTCAAATCGACTTACCTGGTTCACGTAATCTATCACGATAACGGAAGGATTTAACAATTCTACTTTTTTGTCTAGTTCGCTTCGTATCGTCGCTAAGGTTAGATTAGGATCATATACTACATCCATTTGCTTATTAGGGTGTAATGGACTTCCTGAAAGCTCTGAGTGTAATTTATTAAAATTTCTATGCTCCATATAATTAGCTAGAACTTTATCTCCATTTACAAACCTACTCGCCCACCATTTTGCTACTTTTAGCCACTCATTATTATCTAGGTTACGTTGCTTAAGTCTACTAGCCCCAACTCCGGTGGAAATTGCACAGTTTCTTTGTAGAATAGCCCTAGATGACATTTCTATAGTAAAATATATAGACGATCTTTGTAAATTGTCAAACGCATTTACCACTATATTTGAACAAGTTAAAGACTTCCCAGTTCCTTTTACTCCCCCAATTAAAATGTAATCTCTAGGGGAAAACTTAACTTTAGAGTCGTATTCTGCGTTTAATCCTAGGCTTAGTGCTTTATCTAAGGTTTCTTGGGAATCGAATAGCTCAATTCTTGACATATTCTCTTCTGGATCAGTAACATCTACTTTATCTTCAATTGTAGTAATTACATCCCTTAGTTTATCTAGGTTTTCTTTAGCAGAACTCATCATAATAGACTCGTCTAAATAAGAAGAAACTTCTTTTAGGATTTCCTCTTGTGTAAACCTATTTTTTACATACTCAAGCAACTCAGAAGTATCAATATCTACTTCATCTGCTTGATTAATTGCATATATTTTATTTAGTAAAGAGTCACTTCTAACAGATAATTTTAAAACATCAAATGAAGGGAGTCTACTATGTTCTTCAAAATATTTATTAATTAAACTGTAAATATTTTGGTATTCAGCAGGGAGATAATGCTGCCTAGTCCTAGACCACACCTCCGAATCTGATTCTAATATAACTTTCTTTAGAAAAATAGGGGTTATATTCAAAAGAGACTCTCCAGTTCATTTAAAAAATAATAATAATAATAAAGCAGTTTTACATCTTACTCAGGATGAATAGAAAGAGTTTATCTTATTGACTAAGTAAGAAAGGGTAAACTAAAGGTATCCTATAAGTTTAAAGTCTAATGGCTTGAAGTCGTCACTGCCTTTAGAACAGGATAGGACTTGTCCAAGCTCACTTAACTATCTATGCTGAAGCCAAAGCACTTTTCTCTGCTTTAGCAGCACCATCATAGTCTGCAACAGTAATACCTCGACGAGTTAGCATAGTTTTAATACCTCGCTCAGACTTATCGACAGCCTCAGCAATAGCTGCAACAGTCATCTCAGTAATATTTTCCAGCCCTGCCAAAGGATCTGCTTTAGCAGAAGGCTTAGTATTCTTTTGTTTAGGAATACTATCAATAGTTCCTGCACGCAGCAAACTAAGAGCTTTACCTCGAATTGAATTACACTCTTTATTAAGAGCTTCAGCAATATCTTCGATATAAGCACCTTCTGAAACGAGTTGAAGCAATGTAGCCTCCTCAGCATCAGTATACTTTTTTACTACTTCAGCTTTAGGTGTTGGTTTAACTGCATCGTTAAGCTCAAGGGAAAGAACTTTACCTTGAATTTGCTTAGCACTTACTGTACCAATTTTCTCAGCTAGCTCAGCGAAAGTAAACTCACCAGGGCTTGACTCAAGAATTTGCTGAAGCTGCTCTGTAGCTTCTTCAGAAAAATTGCTGCCTTTAGAAACTTCTGAAGCAAGTTGAACATTATACCCCATCTTACGCAGTTTACTGGTAATAGAACGAGTAGTAGTTTCCATTTCTTCAGCGAGTGCAGCTGCTGCTTCTTGAGTTACATAAGTGTCCACAGGGAAGGCTTCTACGAGTTGTGCTGTGCGATCTTCTGTCCATTTTTGTACTTTTGCCATTTTGTTATTCTCCTAAGAATTGGTTTAAATCAGTAATAATTACTGTGCCAGTTTCTCTGGCTTTTTTAGTTTTAGTGGATTCAATTCCACTTTCGTTAATCAAATAATCTACCTCTTTAGTTAAAGAAGACTTAACTAAATACCCTTTATCTCCTAGGGCTTGTTCAGCCAATGCTTTCGTTTTGAAAGACTTTAATTTACCAGAGATACAAACTATACCTTTCGGTACAGAGGGTGTTTCTTTTACTAGGTCACTAAACTTAAAACTAAAAGGTAGGACGCCTTTGTATTTTTGTAAATATGTTTCTTTGTACCAGTGTAACAAGTTAGCAGATGCTTTAGTTCCAAACTTGACTTTAGTTAATGCTTCTGGAGTTATATCTTCCAAACAGGAGAATGAAAGGGCTAACTTAGCTGAAGCGGATTTCCCCACTAGAGGAATATTAAATGCAGGGAGCAGTAATTCCAATGGAAGTTGCTCACTTTTCTTAATCTCGTTAAATACCTTAAAGCCATTCTTTCCTAGAGCATCTACGCACTCATCTTCTGATAATAAATAAATATCTACTATACTGGTTAGTTGAAGTTTTTCTATTGAAACAATACCCAGCCCTTTTATCTTAGCTGACTTAGCAAAATGCACTATTGCTTTAAGACTTTTTGTTGCACAATCAACATTTGTACAAAACAATTGATCGTTCTTAAAAAGTAGCGTAGTGCCACACGAAGGGCATTCTGATGGCGGTATAATTTGTTTCATTTAGTTTTCTCCCACTGTTTTTATATTATACTAAAGTCTAACCGATTTGTCAAGTAATATTTTTTATTCGGTATACCTAATCTACTCTTCCAATAATTCTAGGGATGACTTCTCCAGCTCTCACTACTTCAACTGTGCAGCCAATTTCTAAATTTAAAACTCTGATATACTTAATATTATGAAGTGTAGCCCTAGACACTGTAACTTCACCAATCTCAACTGGCTCTAAAATTGCTACGGGGCTAACTACTCCTGACTTACCGACCTGCCAAACTACATCTAGTAAGATAGTCTTAACTCCCACTTTGTTTTGCTTTAAAGCAAATGCCCCTTTTGGGTGATGGGCTGTATTACCTAACTTACTAAATTTAGTATAGTTATCGACCCTATAAACTACTCCATCTGTAGGGTAATTTGTAACGTCAAAATCTAAAACAGTGTTAAAACCATAACTTTGGGTTAATTTCATATCTTCTGAATAATTTTCATTTTGATAAGGAAAAACTCCATAGGATACAAAAGTTAAATCTTTCTCAGCAAAATCACTTACTTCTTTTAGTCCTAAAGCACCTGCTGCATAGTTTCTAGCTCTAGGAATAGATTTTGGGGCTATTAACTCCCCAGTAATCTGAAGAAAGTTCTTGTTGCTAATATTATGAGGAACAGGAAATGAAGAAATTAAATGACTAATATCTCTACCTACTTTACCATTACCCCTAGTAACAATACTTTTTAGCTCCCCTTGAACATAGATTAAAGCTACTGCAGCTCCATCTAGCTTAGGAGAAGCTATTAGCTGATATTCACTAAGAGGTAGAGAGCCTTTGACAGGTACATCGTCAAAAAACACGTTTTCTAAAGAAGACATTGGGTACGGAAGTTTTACCCCACCTTCTTCATGATACCCTACAGATGAATACCCAAATGCTGCGCTAAGTTTATCAAACTCAACATCTGAAATAATAGGGGTTCCTTTATAGTACGCTTTTGATACATCGTCTAAAAAATTCTTCAATTATCCACTCCTATTCCCCTAAATAAATATCTCGAATGATATCCCCAAAAAAGTTCTCTATAACTTCTCTACTCTCGGCTAAAGATAAAATCTCAGCCATACCAACAAATAAATTTGTTATTGTGTCTAAGTCCAATGGAGAAGTTATCCCCTTTTTCGAGGGATACCATTCTCCATCGAAATCTAAAAAATACTCTCTAAGACTAACATATTCAATGCCTCTAAAGCGTGATATAGATAGCCTTAGCTGTGTATACTCAGACTCATTGATAATCTTAGTATACGGCTCATCTTCATTCAAGATTAACCATTCACCCCCCTAATAAAGCACTTAAAGGATTAACACTAACAATGGCTCTATACTTTAGCTTCCGAAACGAATCTGTATCCCAGCAGAAAAAGATAAGTTCTCCTTCTTTAGCACTAATCCTTAAATGTTTCCTCTTTATGTAAGGGGTACTAAAGTCTAAAGTACAAATATTATACTTTAGTTTTTTAGAGTTTTCGCTACGATAAGTAATTATAGCGTCACTGAATGCTGTTACCTTTTTTACCACGTCTTCTTTTTTCAAAGTAATCTCCTATCAAGCCAGCAAAAGCTCTTTTACTGAACTTAACATAGTTATAGTATAAAATCTGAAAGCGGAACGACAGTTACTTTAAATTCCTTACTTTTCTTACCTTCCTGCTGAAACTTTTTAAGTTTCTCTTTGGAGGAACTTGTTAACCCTTCTAACCCGTAGTAGCAATGATAAACTGACCCAGAAGCATTATTAATAACGGCAAATTCCTTCTCCTTTTGGATAGTTAAAATGCCTGAACTAAGCCTCCAAGAAGCCGAATCCAAATAACCTCCGTTCCACCCAGAAAGAATTTTATAAAAGGCTTCTTCGGTATTTTCTATTCTTAGTATTACCCACTTGTCTGGAGTATACTTCATGATTGCTCCTTGGTTGCCGAGACGAGACTCGAACTCGTATGCTTTATAAGCGGGAGATTTTAAGTCTCCTGTGTCTACCAATTCCACCACTCGGCATTGTAAATTACTCAGCGTCTTTAATTTTTGTTAGCAACTCTGTGAAATATACTGCAGCTTTACCAGTCAATTTAGAAATAATATCCATATTAACTTCTTGACCAAGCTCTTCCTCAATATAAGTTGACAAAGCAGACTGAGCAGCTTCTTTACTTACGCGAGTAGTCTTAGGCTTATCTCCGCTACTACTAGCTTTAGCAGATTTTTTCTTAACATATACCCCAGCTTTAGTCAAAATCATTCGCACTCCATTATCTGTAGCCCCCATACCAGAAGCAATTTCATGGATAATTTCCATAGAATTTTCTGGGGTAGGTTTTGCTTCAGTGTACTCTTTTACTGCTTGTTCACGCAATTCGTCTGTCCACATAGACTTTCTCCTTTTAGTTGTTGTATTATTATACAAGCCTCCAGTAGCTTGTATTTGTTGATTATAAAACCTTTCCCCCATAACTAGCCTCCCTCAATTGTTTATAAGTAATTATAGCAAGGCTGAGCTAGAAAGTCAAGCATTATTTTTAACTAATTCAATTATTTTTTCCTCTAGGTGTTTCTTATATTCATATGAAGGGTTACTTATTGCTATCATTGTTGGTATAGCTATAAATAAGTTTGAAACTGTAACCCCTAGAACTACAGTAATAACAAAACTTAAATTAAACTCGTACTCTGCTTCTTGTATTGTTTCAAACACTATATTTAAGACTATAATAGAAACTGTTAATACTAGAGAAAGATAAACCAGAAATACATATGTCATAAAATGCACTCAGCTAATATATTTTCTATATTATCTGCAATACTATGACTATCTCGTCTAATTTTAATAATTCTATCCGGGCATCCACTAGGAATAAGCAATGCCATTTTATCAATTCTACCGATTAAACTGTACATATTCGCTAGGACTGCTTCGACTTCTTTACACTTTTCATTCATTAGTTTTCTCCTTGAACTGAAATAATTGAGTCTAGTTTAATTGAACGCCATGCTTCTTTTTCCAAGTCCCATACTGGAACTACTGATAAATTCTTTTTACGAGCTGGTTTAGTAGATTTTTTGAACTCAGGCAAAAGTGATTTAATTAAAGTACAAACCATCTCCCGCTTAGTTCCATCTACTTTAGTGAAAGTGATTTCTAAGACTGACTTTTGAAGTTCTGCTACTAAAGTTTCTCTGTCCATAATATTTACTCTCCTTTAATTGTTTATAAGTAATTATAACAAGGCTGAGCTAGAAAGTCAAGTATTATTTTAAATCACTTAGTTTTTAACTTCCTCCCTCAATCGTTTATAAGTAATTATAACAAGGCTGAGCTAGAAAGTCAAATATTATTTTAAATCATCTAAATCCATCACTAATTTTTTATGAAAGCTATCTTCGTACTCTTGATTATTTAATAAATGATGTAACCTATTTAAATAGGCATAAGCTAGCTCTGTTTGTTTAAGAGCTTCTACAACAACTTCTCTAGTTTTTTCAGAATACCCAAAATTTTCTAGCTCTTGTTCTATGCTCTCTAAATCTATTATTAGATCACTTAAATAATAATATTTACTTAGTATCATTAGAGCCTCCTACATAAGAGACAGTTCTGATTGTCTATCTGATTTTACAATTTCCATCTGATAAATTCGATTTACACTATTCTGATCTATATCGTACATACACTCCTTTTTAGCAAACTCACGTAGTCTATTATATTCTTCTACACCTAGCTTGACTTTTTTAGCCCGTTTTCCTGTCACTCCTTGGTACTTGCGCATTTTTTCCACAATCTCAGTTACAATAGTCATGATGACATCCTTTCAACGATAGAGTTCCAAGCAGTATTATATTCAGGCCAGTCCGATTCTACTACCAAACAATTTAATGGTTGTTTATTTACGCAACTACGATAATACTCTACTTTGGAGCAAATGTTACCTAAAATTTGCTTCTCACATGTAGAGAGGCAGTTATCCACATCATTTAACTTTAATACCACATATCGTAACTCACGTTTTATTGTCAATTTAATCTCCAGTCTCTAAAGCTATTCGTTTAAGAATTAAATACCCTAGCAAATCTAATTCTGAATCTTCAGTATTGTCTGTACCTGTTGCAATCCTAGAAAGTTTGTCATCAATTCTAACATTAATTTGCTCAATATTAGACACTTTAGAAAAGATACGCTTAGGTTCTAAAACAGAATTACCATACGCTGCATTTTTAGTCAGTAACATATCTCTAATTTCTGCCAATACAAAATTCAAATCTTTTTCAAACTCAGTCATGTAAACCCCTTAAAGTGAAATAAAGTGCCTGATGCCAGATTCGAACTGGCAACCTCCTATATACAATATAGGACTCTACCTATTTGAGCTAATCAGGCACGTTAACTGGAGCCTAACCCCAGAATCGAACTGGGAACAACCTGCTTACAAGGCAGTTACTCTACCAATTGAGTTAGTCAGGCTAAAAATTATCTAACGTATCATAATATTATTTGGTACCCCCAACAAGAATCGAACTTGCAACACCTAGACCCTAAGTCTAGTGCCTCTTCCAGTTGGGCTATGGGGGTATATTAATCTTTTAGTTTAATTTGAGCAAAATCTGCAGTTTCTGAGTAATACCCATTAGACTCACCATACCATCTAATAGTAACACTGCCTTTAATTGTAGCTAACTCATAAAATGTACAAGTAGCTGAATTTTCGATATCAGCTTTAGCCTCAGACTCTGATGTACGTTCTTCAGCAACAAAAATAGGTTCAAAAAGTAGATTATCTAGATCCCCACAAATATCTTCAATTACTACTTCCTCAAAACAGCCCTGCTCATGATACATTATAAAAGTTTGTCCATATAAAGTCTTGAACAAGATCTCATTAGTAACTAGGTCAACTTCAATAGCAGATAAAATATTACCTTTTAAAATTTCAATAGGGCAAGGAGAGTAATAAATTTCTGAAGACATTTGTTGTCCTTTCCATAAGGTAAGTGGGACTGTTCACTAATTAAGAGGCACAGTACTGTAAATATTCGCCTCTCCCCTCCATTGTACTGAGTAGGATTTCCGTTATCCCAAATCTAATTTATAAAGCTATTATACTAAAATTTTACCAAGTTGTCAAGTAATTTTATTTATCGGTATCTTAAACTTCAAATATTCTTTCTTCATAACAATTAGGACAGATATAAATAAAATCACTATCTATATCTAACCTTAGAGCTAGAGGGTCTATTACTCTAAAAACCTCTGTAGATGTTATATCACAAAATTCACAGGTATGTTCTTCCAGTTCTTCTTCCATTTTCTCCTTATCTCCTCCAATTGTTTATAAGTAATTATAACAAGCCTGAGCTAAAAAGTCAAGTGTTATTTTAAACTCTTACAATATTTACTTAAATGCTTTAAACTACCGAGTTCATACGCTGGAGCATACGCATTAAACCCTCCTATCTCTACCCTAGGAAACCCATCAATAGGCTCATCTAACGGCTCTAATATGTATATTCTATAAATATTACCTAAATGCCTCTCATCCTGCTTAACAAAAGCCTCAATAGTACAAGCAGAATGATACTTAGCAGACCATACTGTTTCTCCAATCTCAAAACTTTCAGCTATACATTGCTCGGGCAAAATAGCTGGCTTATATTTATCTTCTCCAGTAGCTTTTTTAGGCACCCCTAATTTTTCTACTATATTTGTAACGAAGCTAGAAGGTCTGAATAACCCTTTAGCTATATCAGACACTGAGTAACCACTTAAATAGCCTGAAACAACCTCTTCTATCTCATATTCCTGAGCAGGAGTGCCTTGTTTAGCTTTTCGGTTCTTAGCTTCTATTTCTTTACGATGAATACGCCCTTCAATAATATTATCTAATCTAGAAGTGTTATAAGCAATGTTTAGGATTTCGCAAGCAGCTTTCTTAGTAATAGGCTTTTCACCTTGAATTAACTCTATTACATGGTCAATATTAGCATCGGATAATTTCTCGTGCTCTTTTTTCTTTACTCTTTTAGTAGCCTTTGCCATAACTTCCCCCCTTTAATTGTTTATAAGTAATTATAACAAGGCTGAGCTAGAAAGTCAAGTAAAACTTTTAAAGATCCCACTCGCAATCTTGAATTATCTCATCAGTATCTGAATTTAGTGTTGAATTTTCAATAACTAAATTATCTAACAGCATATCTTTTAGAGTCACACTACCATCACAGAGTTTCTCATACAAAAGCTCAGTAATATCTGCATATACTGCCTCTTTCTCTGGCTTATCTAAACTATAAAAATCCGCTCCATCAATCAATATATATTCTTTATTCCCTTTAGAAATGTAATTTAGTTTCATAGTTTTGCTCCTTGAATTAATGTGTCTAAGTGAACTGGAGTATAGTTAACCATTTCAACACATACTGATGTATAATTCCCAGATGGTGAACCATTTGTATGAGTATGCCCATGTACATTAAGTACTAATTTTCCTTTTCTAATTAGACTAGACTCATGCAAAGGAATATGGGAACAAATGAACCCATATTCACGAAAGTCACGACAAAGTGAAACCTTCTTAAACATATTAGTCTTAACTAACCATTTACCATCATCGTGATTACCTAATATGAGCCTCTTAGACCCGTTCAACCTCTTTAATATCCCAAGTAACTTTTCTTTATTACAAATCCCAACATCTCCTAGATGATATACTCGATCAATTGGCTTAACTACAGAGTTCCACTGTTGAATCATAAACTCATCCATTTCTTCAACAGTGGAAAACCTATCACCTCTAAAGCAATTACCCTCCTTGTCCTTAAAAGATAATATATTAGAATGCCCAAAATGAGTATCACTAATAAACCAAATATCCATAAACCCCTACCTATCTAAAGATTCTAAATACCTAGCTACCTTAGACGGATTTTCCGCTAATATCTCAGTAATTAGTTTACCCGTTTTACGCTCTTGGAACAACACCCAATTAAGAGGGCAATCTTTTACAGCTAAAGCAAACTCTTTTTGATTTTCAATACCATGAGTAAGCATCCAAGTATTATCTAATATATATTCTAATTCATTAAAATTCTCTTGAACTTCTGCAAGTCTTTCGGCAATCTCTGGAAAGTATGCTAATACTTCGTCAGTTTCTCCAGACAAAAGAAATGGAACAAGATTTCTGATTAAAAACATATTCTCGCCACTTCCACGCAGGTGGTGAAGTGCGACATATGTTTTAGACTTTACTTTTAACCTCATACCATTTACATCAGTTAAAACAAAACCTTCAAAAGTTTGGTCGTGTTTCCCAAAATGATCTAAGGACTTCATTACCTCTTCAATGCTATCATGATGAAACTTATCTGGACGATTTATACCATTATTAGAAGCAAATTCATCTATCTGAGCTTGTGAATATTCAACGCCAGACTTAGTATTAATAATAGCTAAGAGAGTTACAAAAGGATCTTTGTACGCACGAATAACCTTGTTATAATATGAACAAAACTCAAAAGCATAGGTATTACTAGGATCTAAAATACTAGTTTCTGGTAATAAAGGCTCTATTAGCTCTTTCCAAGTTTTACCGGACTCACCACATATACCATCTGCAAAAGACCCACGGGTTGAAACATTCCATTCACCTTTGTAGTTCCACAGGTGAATAAGTGAACCATCCTCTTTAGTATATGAATCAAAATTATCCCAATTAAACTTTTCAGTGATTTCTAAGGCTTCCCCCTCATTAAAGAATCGTTGCATAGGATGACAAACAACTTCCCAAGTTTCTGTATCTAAAATAAGACCACGACACTTCATAACAGTCTCATTGCACTTAGGTGAGTTTATTTGGTCATAGTTAAGAATGGCTAGAGGGAAAGAATTATGCCTCTTTACCTTAATACCTAAATTCACTTGAATATCAGCTAACCACTGCTCATTAATATCATTTATCATTTGTACCTCCCTCAATCGTTTATAAATAATTATAACAAGCCTGAGCTAGAAAGTCAAGTGATTTATTTAACTATTACCCAAGTGATAAACCCTTGTTTAACCCCCCACTTTTTAGCAGCCTTAGCATTAGCCATTAAAATATCTACTGTTTTAACGATAGGTTTAGGATTCTTAGTATTCTTACGCTTAAAGGAACTCATTGTATCATTTACTGAAAATAAACCAATACACTCTGTTACCCCTATTGGAGAAGTAACAAACAATAAAATATTATCTCCTAGAGCTAGCCCATAATCTTTTAATAGGTCTCTACTACAAGCTATTATTCCTATCCTTACTAAAGCTCCTGATGCTGTTATCCAAGGCTTAGAATCACACTCTTCTTCTCTAGCAGAGTAAGCAGTTATTGTAACAGGAGTGGAAAGTTGAGTAAACCTTTCCATAGGCTTATTAAATATTAAAGATAAAAGCTCTGTCTTTTTCACTAATTCTTTATGTAGCTCAGCGTCATAAAGAATTACTCGCTCTTTTATAGGGGGCTTCTCATATTGTAAAAGAGCGAGTAATGCTAACAATAATATTAAATAAGTCTTCATAGCCCCTCTTTGTCTGATTAAGAATTATTTTCTTTCCTCTTCTGGAAATCTTTACACCGATGCTCTTCCCAGAAAGCTACTAAATAAATATCATGCTTTTTACAGCCGCATACTCTATCCCCTTCAAATTCCCCCGGTAAAATGTTTATTACTGAATGAATACAATCTTCACAATTTATGGTCTCCATTACATATTTTCCAATAACCAGCAGTATAAATCTTCTGGAGTTTTTAACTTAATTATAGTACCATCTGTACGAGAACAGGAAGTCACATTCCAGGATTTACCCATATCAAGCTCATAAATCCAATAATCAATCCACTCCCCAGTATCATTAAATGCTTCAGCTAAAGTTTTAATAACAGCTGCAACAAGCTCAGAAGAATAACAAATAAAACCTTCAGTTTTGAGCAACTCTCCTAGAGCTTCATCAGCTTGATTAGCCTGCCCTATTGCATTTATAACATTTACAAATTGTTTTTCACTAATCATCTTCTGTAACTCCTTTTTGTAATGCACGTTCTTTCCAATAACCTAATTCAGTCTCTACTCTAGCGTGTAAATATTCTAAATCAGGTTTCCTAGTTATTTCTAGCCCTTGTAAATACTGCGGTTCTGCGTCCAGCAAAACAGCTATATTATGTACTATTTCTTTTTTAGTAATTGAAGGTACAGCAGTCTTTTTTTCTATCTTAGACTCATATATCTTTAGCACTGATAATTTACTAATGATACTATTTTTAGTTTTGCCTAGTAACTCCATAAGCTCTAAGACAGCTTCGTCTTTGTCTTCAGCTTCAGAGTACATACGAACCAACTTTTTAGTATCTTCTTCTGTATACTTAACCATTTTACACCTCTAAATATTTATACAGATCATAATTAGACTCTTCTCCTTCATACCCAAAAGGATTACATATTACATTTTCATACTCACAATAATCATGCATATGCCCATGTACCCATAAATGTACTTTCTCAACTAAACAATCTAAATTTGAATAAAATGCCTCATTTATATTAGAATCTAAAAACTTATAATTAATGCTTTTCCTAGAAGGGGCATGATGAGTACAAACTACTACTTTCTTACCTTTATGTTCTTTTATTTTATTAATTAACCAAACTAAATGTTCATTGTGTATTCTTTGGTACGCTAAAGCACTCATGCCCCGAATCATGGAAAAGTCATTTAAACTATTTATAATTAAATCTATATTTTCAGAATCAATTATATCTGAAAATAGAGTTCTAGTAATAAAAACATAGTCTCCTAAGATTAACTCATCTGTATACACATTTGGAATATCAAAATCTAACTGACAATAACTAGAATGATAAAATTCATGGTTACCTGGGCAGTATACAATAGCTTTAAATTTTGGTGATAAGTAAGCTAAAATCTCCTCTACTTTATGTTTGTAGTGAATATCTCCTGCTAAAATAAGAATTGAACTCTTATCTTTTTCACTAGAAGGTAGAATCCTGTCGATTTGCTCTTCTAAAGATAAATAATGTCCACCCTTCAATTCCAAATGCCAATCTGAAGATATTCTAACTCTCATTATTCCTCCAAGAATCTAATAAAAGTAAAGTCTGGAAACTTATTTATAAATTCTGCCTTTGTAAACTTTTTAACAGTTATAAATTCTTCATTCTCCTGCTCATAGACAAAAACAATATTACTCCGAGGTTGTGGTTCAGTAAAATAATAATCTTCTAGCCTAAAATCAAATATATATTGCTCTTTTTTACCGTTTTCATCTTTTAATACCCCATCAACTAAAATTGTATATTCCCCCTCCTCCCATTCTTCATGGTGTAGCTCCTTACCTGCTTTTAATCCTGCAATCAACTTTTCTAGTATTAGCAATTCTTCCATTTTGAACCTCCCCTTAATTATTTATAGCTTATTATAACAATGTTTAGCTAGGATGTCAAGTACTAAAATTTAAAACCTAACATTTTGAAACCAATTTCTAACTTTAACTGCTATAGATTTACTGACGTCCTTAATTGTATATTCATTTTCATTCCACTCCTTATGATGTAGCCCCTTACTTGCTTTTAATCCTGCAATCAGCTTTTCTATCCATAGCAATTCCCCCATTTTGAACCTCCTTAATTATTTATAGCTTATTATAACAATGTTTAGCTAGGATGTCAAGTACTAAAATTTAAATCTAACATTTTGAAACCAATTTCTAGCTTTAACTGCTATTGATTTACTAACGTCCTTAATTGTAAGACAGTTATCTTCTAGTACATCTAATTCTTCTTTCTTTATATCATTAAATACCCACTTAATAAAGTCTCCAAAATCTTCATCCCCTACTTCTTCTAAGGCTTGCTTAAGTCGGTTTTCCGTTACAGCATACTCTACAAATTTATCAATTGAAGTTACCTTCATTGTATCTACTTCGACTACCCTTTTAGTCTTAGATATTTTATGTTTTTCTCCTTTAGTTTTAAAGATTAATCGGTTTTTTCTATCATAATACTGCCAAACAATACCTTCTCCAGTACCTGAAACACCAAAGTACTTAGCTACTGGGCATTCCTCTTCTACCTCTTTAACTAATTGAGTAATTTCATCGCAAAACTTATTAAGGTTACTAGAATCAAATGTGATGGTTTTATGCCATATTAAATGAGCCATTACTATATCTGAATCATTACTTATTTTTGGAGGTTCTACTACCCAAATTGATTCATTATCTGTTACTAGCTTAACCCCAAATACATAAAAGAATCTTTCTAAAGAACAAACTGCAGCCCCACTTTGAAGTTTACTACCTGCCCATTCTCCATAAACTATAATAGTAGTATTTTCTGTTAGTGGATAAACTGATTTTAGGAACTCAGCATAATCACTAAAAACTTCTTTCTTAGTAGAATGCCATTGAGCAAACCCATGATTATCCTCTTCTAAAGATATAATACGAGAACGACTTTGAGGGTAAGAATCACCTTCAGGTGTTATTACCACAGATGCGTTAGTCCCGTGAACTTTTACTGTGCCAGTAAGAGTGCACAGATTTAACCCAAGATACCCAGCATCTTTAATAAAAGAACGTAACTGGGGTATCGAACTATACTTATAAAACTTATTCATTATTTTTCTCCAATAGCTAGAAGCAACAATAAGCCTAACATATTTACGCAGACTTACTCTAAAATAAATCTAACCTATTTACGCAGACTTACTTTAAAATAATTTTAACCAAATAGCAAGAACAAATCTTAACCAAATAGCGCAGACTTACCCGCGGAGCGAGATATTTTGCGCACTTTGTTAAAAACTACTATTGGTACTTTGCGCACTTTGTTAAAACTACTATTGATATTTTGCGCACTTTGTTAAGAATATTATTGATACTTTACGCACTTGGTTAAAACTGCTAAAAATACTATTCTAAAAACTTATTTAAAAAATACTATTCTAAAAACTTATTTAAAAATACTATTCTTTTGCTCTGCTTTATACATACGCTCAGCTAAAGCTCTTTTTTCTGCGTTAACTAAAGATGTATTTTCTAATTCCTCTACTAAGCTTTTGCCTTTTTCTATATTATTCAACACTTTACCGCATTTAATACAAATTTCATCTTGGTACTTAGAATGAATAAACCCTTTAGTAGATACATTCTTTAAAACATACTTATCGGGAGAACTCCATATCTCTACTAAGCTTTTGCCTTTTTCTATATTATTTAACACTTTACCGCATTTAATACTAATTTCATTTTGGTATTTAGAATGAACAAACCCTCCAGTAGGTACGTTCTTAAAAAGATACTTATCGGGAGTATTCCATATCTCACCTACTTTTACGTACTCATGCTTGCAGAAACGCTGTTTTAATTTTTTAAACATATCTAGAGCCCCTCTTTATTAAATTAACCTGCTTTAGTATTGTTATCATCAAAAAATGAACTAATCCAATAGCCGAAACAACAGGCGATGCCTGAGAGTGCGGAAATTCCTAAAGTATTAATCATTGTTAACTCAGCTGTAGTCAATGATGATGCAATTGCAGCTGGGAGAATGATAAACCACAATATAAACCTAAAATCTAACTTCATTTTATTCCCTCCTTTAATTGTTTATAAGTCATTATAGCAAACCTAAGCTAGAAAGTCAAGTAAAGAATTGGATGTTCTAAATTTTGAATACTTACTAAACTCTAAATTTTGAATACTTGCTAAACTCTAGATTTTTATAGCTTAGTGTTCTTTGCACTTCTTCATTCTCTTTATCAGAATACTTCTTTGAAGACTGGGAATTGTTAGCTAATTTCATTGCAACTTTTAATTGTGGCATAGTTTTACAGCTATTAATAACTCTAATAACGAACTTACAATCATTACTAAGCATAGTTACTCCTATAGTAGCAGTTTATGGTAAACTGAAGCAATTTCTACAGCAAGTGCAAAGATCAAGCAAACCTAGCCTATTTACAGCAAGTGAATAGCAAACCTAGCCTATTTACAGCAAGTGAATAGCAAATTCAGCCTCTCTACAGCAAGTCAATAGCAAGTCTAGCAATTCATACAGCAAGTCAATAGCAATCCTAGCCTATTTACAGCAAGTCAATAACAAACCTAGCAATTCATACAGCAAGAAATGATATTGCCTCTGCACTTTGCTTAATTTGCTGTAATTTGCTCAATTTGCTGTAAGTTGCTGTTACTTTGCTTAAAACTACTAAAACTTGCTCTTGCTAAGACTTAACTAAAGCCATTAACTTTCCTAAACATTCTAGGGAACCTTCATAATACTTACCTGGGTACTCAGTCTTAACTTCATATCCTTTCATATTATCAAAAACATTCATAGCGATATTTTCATTATGTACTATCTTACTATAGACTATAACACCATCTGGAATACTTTGTTTACTTAAAATATCACTATCTGTTAATCCTACACGAAAGAGTCCTTCTTTAGCAAATGAAACAATATACACTGAAGGCATTCTTGCAGCTTTTGGGGGTAAAAAGTTTTTTATACTAGCAATTAAATCACTAAGGTTAGTAAGCAATTCAAAAGTACTACGTTTTTCACCTACAGGTCTTACTAAAGTCATTAAAGTCTCAAAAGTTAGGTAAGGCTTTATTTCAATTCTTGCTTCTAGGGTGGTTCCAAAAGGTTCTTTAGCTTTTATTGTAGCTTCTACTTCATCTACAGTAGCAGTGGAAATATAAAATCTGTACATATCTGGTAGTTTTAAAATATTAACGAACTTAGGCAATTCTTTTAACTGTTTATACTCATTAATTAACCCATCTACATCTTTACAAAAGAACTCAGTTAAATTAATATCAGCGGGCAATAAAGACCTGAGCTTATTTTTTTCTCGTACCCCATAAACCCCTGAAGCAAAATCTAAAAATATTGAGTCTGGATGAGCTTTAGCTGAACAAAAGCATTTATAAACATTTTCCTCTATCTCGGAAATTTGAAAATAGCTAGAAGTACCTTGTAACTCTTCTAGGCTAAGAGTGGTTTTAAAAGTTACAGATGTTTTTGTTTTAGCTAGAACACAAGATCCCTTTTTGAAGAAATTTAACTTAGCTGTAGCAGCATCTTCTGGAATTTGAGTAAACTCTATTTTAGGTAATACAGTTTCAATTGATACTTTTACTTCGCGGTCTTTTAAATACTCGTAAGTTACAAATACTAAGTCTTTTTTTACATCAATTTCATCTATTAATGCATTGATGTCATCACAATTAAAACAATTATGTTTTGCCCCGGATACTGGTCTGTCTTTTACTATTAACAGGTTTTCAGCACCTAAGAGTTTTGTTACGCTAGGGTGAGTTAGAACCTTTTTACTGATTTTACTAGGATCAGAAGTTATCCTAGTATACACTTCTCGGTATGTACACTCAGCTTCCTCTAGCTGTCTGTAAAAGCCTGAAGTAGTAGGTCGCATATCATAGCGGTCTGATTTAGTAGTACCTATTTTATAAAACGATCCAGAATCTACAGTAATTTTAGCAATGGTTACTAACATTTAATTCTCCTTTTTTAACGCTTGTTTAAGTTATTTGAGACAATTCTCGATTTCCATACTTATATTATACTAAATTTTTATCTTTTTGTCAAGTAAAAAATTTAATTTTTTCAAAAAACTAAAAAATTAAAAATTAACAATTAACAATTAACAATTAACAAAAGTCTACAGCAAGCCTAGCAATTCATACAGCAAGCCTAGCAATTCATACAGCAAGCCTAGCAATTCATACAGCAAGCCTAGCAATTCATACAGCAAGCCTAGCAATTCGGAACGAAGTTCCATAGTGCTGTAAGCCTCTGCACTTTGCTTAAAATAATATTGCCTCTGCACTTTGCTTAAAATAATATTGCCTCTGCAATTTGCTTAATTTGCTGTAAGTTGCTAAGACCTGTTATTACTTTGCTTTAAGCCTGAAAAAAAAAGTCTAACCCAACTAAAACCTATAAAGTCCTAACTAAACACTAAAAATTATAACATTCTAGGGCAAGAAATGCTGCTAGAAAAGAGCTCACACTTTTGACGCAAATTTTTTATTTATGAGTAAAAAGATATCAAATTACAGCTAGAGATGAATCAAAAGTGATACCAAAGAGGAGACTTGAGAGCACCTGTTAGCTATCAGCAAATTTTCACATCTATAAAAGCTGAAAATTGTAATAACTAGCAAAGAAAAATCATACCTACAAAAAATACTTCTTGACTTTTTAGGTGTAATATGCTAAAATGAATGTATGCAGGATTCGTATAGAAGACCAATACGAAAAATGTACCTCCCTGGGGAGTTAAGAACGGAGCGTCTTTCAGCTTGTTCTTAACTGGCCAGAGGGTTGTACATTTTTGCCCCGTATGTCACTGCTAACTACCACAGGTCTATTTTTTTTTTTTTTTTTTTTTTTTTTTTTTTTTTTTTTTTTTTTTTTTTTTTTTTTTTTTTTTTTTTTTTTTTTT